CCGGTTGCCGAGGATGCTCCATAGTCTCCGGTTGCCGAGGATGCTCCACAGTATCCGGTTGCCGAGGATGCTCCACAGGTGCCGGTTGCCGAGGATGCTCCATAGTCTCCGGTTGCCGAGGATGCTCCATGCTTTTCATCGCTTTCAGCGTCCTTTTTTACACGTTTTACTGTATATTCGATTGCAGCTTTAACAAGACCCGCAATGCTAATTTCTGCTCCGATCTTAATTTTTGTAGATGCTACCTTAGTATCATCATTATGTTTCTGGATTTCTCCGCTCTGCTCTACCTCGTGGTATACGCTTTCATTTGGATAATAATAATTCAAGCAATCAAGCGGATACTCGCAAACGTGAAATCCATGATCGCAAACTTCTACGATTTCTTCCTCATACTCTTTTCCTTCTTCGTACTGAAAGCCACGACAAGTCATATTTTTGTTAAATCCTTTGTAAGATTTGATAACTTCTCCCATTTAAACACCCTCCACTTTCAACTGCTTGTCCGCTGATACACTCAAAAGGATTAACTGTGCATCCATATCCGGCACATTGAAATCATTTAAGCTCTCTGCGTTATCCACAAAAATCGGCACGATAACGCCATATAACTCGCTAAGAGAACGGATAATATCAAGTCCGGCTACAATTCTATGACCGCTATTCAAAGTCGAATACGGCACTCCATTTACGGTGCACTCACAGCAATCTTTCATACCGCCATTTAACTGCATTTCAAAGAGTTTGAAATTAACTGTCTTGAAATGGCTGTTGATGGATTCGGAAACCTTGTTGAGTTTGAAACGAATGAACTCTTCCAACAGGTAAAGAATGTGTTCCTGATCGGCAACTTTCTGCCCGATCTCTTTCTGCTCTGTCTGCAACTCGGAAATACGCTCGTCAATCTCAACATTCATAGATGCCTTTGCAATGATTTTGTTTACATCATAAAGACGTTCCTGCAACTCTTCTTTTTCAGATTTTAAGGATTCAACTGCTGCATCCTCTCCATTGGCGTTCATCTTTTCAATTTCTTCCAGAACTTCGTCATGCCTTGCTTTCATCTTCACATACTCTTCATTCTGCGAATAATCGGCAATTTCCGGAATCGATGATAACTGCTGGCAGAGCTTTTCTTTTTTTGCAATATCTTCCTGCTCATGTTCCTTTAAGGACTTTATTTCTTCCTTTGCTTTGGCATTTTCATCCCTTAATTTTGTGATAAGATTTTTTCTCTCTGTGCCGATAGCAACCAATCTGTTCAGTGCTGTTCTCTTTTCTGTGTCAAATCTGATCTTTTCTGATTTTAACTTTTCTTCTGCATCCGCCTTGGCTTTTCGCTTTCTGCTTTCAAAATCAGCCTTTAACTGCTCGATTTTATCTTCCGGCAACTTCTGACCACACAATGAGCAAACGGTGCTGTTTTCATCAAATACCCACTCGGATTCATCAAACAGATATGGGAATTCATCAAAAGCCTTTGCTTTTTCTGCGTTGTGCTCCTCTCCAAGCCTTTTCCGCTCTGAATCAGCATTGGAAATAACCGTCTCGTTTTCTGAAACACGTCTCTCTTTCAAAGCAATAGTATCTGCAAATCGCTTCATCTCATTTTGCAAATCACGTAATTCTGCTTCGATCTCGCTTCTCCTGTTTGTCAGATCGCGATTCATAGTCTGCATAATCCCAGACATATCAAACTGCAGCTGCATTTCTTCACGTCCTAACTCCATCATTACTCCGTCAGAATCTTTGATCTTCGCATCAATATCTGCAATTTTGATTTCCAAGTCTGTTTTCGCAAGTTCCTGTTCTGCAACATCGATGTCAACCTTGGATTTCATGGCTTCGTCAATTCGTACTGGAATCTCTGCCTGCTTCTTCTTCCACTCGTTCAATGCTTTGGAGAATTTTGCTCTAATATCATCCGTAGACGGTGCTTTTTCCAATTCCGAAAGCAATGGTGCATACTTTGCGTCCGTCTGTGCCAGCTCTACATCTGAAACCTCTGAAACAAGTTTCATCAGAATATCTCTCTGGTCTTTCCATTTCAAAGAAGAAAAATACTGCGGATTAGTCAGCATTTTGAACATTTCCTCGCTCTGTGCCAATTCCGAAACATAAGCCTTGAAATCCGCTTCACTCTTCGGATAGCCGTCAATCTCAAACGAATTAACATTCCCCTGCAATACTGCCGTATCGGTTCCACGCTTCTTAACCCAGTTCTGTTTCTGTGTCTTGGAAAGTTCAACTTCCTTTCCATCTACATCCAGAATGGAAGACACCTTGATTTCCACGTTATCAATGCGGTTTCCGTCCTTATCCAACGGTCGAACATTGAATTTTTCCTCTCCGGAACTGTTCTTGTTGAAAAGCAGCCATGTAAACGCATCAAAGATCGTTGTCTTTCCTACGGCATTCTGCCCGCTGATCTTCGTTTTCACAGAGAAATTCACGTCAAGCATATTGATGCCCTTGAAGTTCTCGATGTGAATACTCTTAATCGTTATTTTCATTTTTCCCCTCCTCAATCACATCACATTTGCTTACGGAAACCTCATAAGCCACTTTCTTCTCAAACTCCGTGTCAGAAATATTTTTGTCGTATTCGCGGCTCTGGATTCTGCCAATCAACTTAACACGTGTTCCGATTTTAAATCCGCCTGCAAATCTTGCATTTCTTCCCCAGGCAATGCACGGAATGTAATCAGATTTCCCATAATCTCTGTTTACTGCAATCAACATGTCTGTGATCTCGCGACCAAGTGGCGTCTCTCTGTAATTCGGCTCTTTGCAAACATATCCATTGATCGTAATGCAATTCTTATCAATATTCGCATCTTTTGAGTCAATCGCCTCAATGTCACAAACAAACACAGATAAGATCAACCGTCGTCTTGTACCTTCCTGTTTGTTGAATGATCGATAATTTCCAGAAACCCTTACCGCCATTCCGGAATATCTGTCCTCCATATCAAACAGTTTTTCTGAAATGGTTAATGGGATCTCATCTACGGCGCCACTTTTTCTTTTTACTCCAAGAGACATTTTGTAAAATTTTTCTCCGTATGATTCATACATAAACTCCGGCTCTGAAATAATCACGCCCGCCAGTTCCACTTTGTTGTTTTCCATTGTTTCTTTATTCATATTTGAAATTCTCCTCGTATTATAATGTAGTAGTGTTTATAGACCCTCTCCAAAGTCTGATTCCGCTTCTTCATGAAGTCTTTCAAGTTCAACCGTCCTGTTCATTATGCTTTTGGCATATTCAGTGCGATTCTCGTATGTTCTGGTCAACGCATCTGATTTTCCGCTATAGATCATAAGGACTGTGCTCATGTCTCCCTCATATTTTTCAAACAACTCCGCCAAATAATCGCATCCAACGAGAATATTCCCATACGGATCATAGAGATCTTCTACTCCAAGACGTTCCATCCGGTCTCTGTGATATTTTTCATAAATTTGCATGAGACCTTTGCATCCACCATTCTCCACATCGGCTTGTCCACTGCTTTCATGCTCGATAATCGCCATTACCATTTCCGGGCAAATATGATATTCGTTTGAAATCCCCTTTATATAAGGAAGATACTCATTTGAAATCCATGTATCGCTCGGTTCCGTTGCTGTCGTATGTAATGTAGGTAATACCATCGTCAGTGTCATCACCATCAACATAATAATCATGATCTTCGACAATCTCTTCCGCATCCTGCCATCCTCCTTCAATTCTTGATCCGGCATACAATAAGAGTAAGCTGATTATGGTCGGTACCGCTACAATAGGATTTTCCGTTGCATCCGCACACATACAAAGAAAAAAGATCGCAGCGCCTACAAATTCAATCACCATTGCCAACTTCTTCATACGCACTTCACTCCCGCCACTTATAAGAATCACTTTCAATTTCCTGCCCGTGCAAGGACACAAAATCTGTTATTACCGCAATAAATTCTGAATTGGTTGGCTTCCCCTTTTTCGTCGAAACCGTATAACCAAAAATCTCATTGATCGCATTCACATTGCCATTTATCCATGTGACCTCTATTAAGTTCCGGATGTTTCTTTCTACTTTGGATGCGGTAGTTCCGTTCTCTTCTGCGATTTTTGCATAAATTTCCTTCATAACACATCTAAGCGCATCCCTGTCGTCCAGACATTTCTCTATCGCTCTAATTGTGTATGTGTATCCTTTGAGCGAATGGCTTGCGCCGATCTGATCTAATGTTTTTCTTAAAGCAATATTCGTTTGTTTATCCATGAATTCCTCCTGTTAATCTTTCCAATTTCATATTTTTGTTGGAAACTACCAGTTTGCCATGCTATTCTTCATCAGCGCAACCTCTTTCCAAGAACTTGTTGACGAAGTATATCTGACCTTTACCGGTTACCTTGGTTGTCCGAGTGATCCTTACTGATCCATCCGGATTCTGCACGTTGCTTTCCTTTACCTCGAACAATCCCCGCTCGACATATCTCTGCTGCGGCATATTCTTTGATGAACCGTTTTTAATAAGGAAGTTATTCTCACGCAACCACTCAAACAACCGCTTCTGCCCTATCTGATATCCATTCTGGCAAATCAGCTTTGCCAAATCTCCGATAAGAATTGATGTGTGACTTGTTGCCACCGCATCGGCAAAGATTTCTTTCGGTTTCATACGCTGATTTTCAGCGATCAGCCTTGTGTTGTTTTCCTTAAGGCTGTTGATTTTCTCGTCAGCCATCTTTAACGCTCTGGCAAATACCTGCTCCGGTGTGTTCCACGCCTTTTCCAAATCGATGAGGTACTGGCGAATTTCTTTTCCTTTTTCCGTTCTCTGCAACATACAAATCTGTTTTGCCATATCAACAGAAATATCAATATCGTCTACCTCTCGCTGAACCTCTCTGGTTCCCTCGATTTGAACCCGTACTTTTTTGTTCGGGGTTGAAAAATCTATGCCCTGTACGAATCCATACCCAGAATATCTTTCAAACCATTTACTAAAACGTTCTGTACCTTTAACTCCGTCTTCTTTTGATAATAAATCGTATAAATCTCTTGCCGATACTGTCTGTGTATCAAAATTGACTTTCACTAACTCGTCCATTCCATCCAACTCCTTTCCGTGTTATAATCCTCCATAAGGAGGTGGTAACCATTAACAAATGTCCACTTAACGATTTTAGAGATTGCATCCGCGATTGTGCTTGGTATGTTTCCAGTTCTGATTGTTGTGCTGTTCATAAATTAAGTAATTTAAAAAGCATTAAAAATCTTTCAGAGCTAAAATCTATCGAAAGAAACATATCTAGCATCGAATCAATACTCAATCGGCATCAATCCTAATAATCGTTTCAGCGATACGGTCGATTTCGCCTGCAATGCGAATTTTTGTTTCCGTATCTGATGTTTTCTTACTTTCCTCTGCCAGCGTTTCGATTTGCTGGTAGAGGGTATCTTTTAATTCTTCAATGCTATGCAACATTCTTCTCCTTTCTATGTTATAATTCCCTTATCATCAAATAAGGGAGGTGTAATTTTGAACGATGAATATGTATCTGCCTACGCTATTGCTAAAATCTGTGGATATAACGGTTCTTTCAATGATTTCAAAATCAAGTACGACCAATACTGCGAAGAAATCAATGAAGAAATTTCGGAAGAAGAACCAACTTTAGCAAAAGTATCTGCATCTACTAATCCTTTCCGTAGGCACAGCCCGTTCTAAAATATTTTGCTAACGGAGCAACGGCGTTGAGAACATTGATAGACAATCTAATGTTTGTCTCATCAATTTTCTTTTCGCCATTAAGAATTTTGCTGTAATCATCCAAAACATTAAATGCGACATGCTGCGCCATTTCTTCAATGTCAATATATCTTCCGTCTTTACGCTCAACAATCGTTGCTTTTCCAGATGAATCCAAAACAGAATATCTTGATTTTTCCAATGTTTTTACATCTCCTTTCTAGTAACTTTTTAAGTTACTTTCTTTGCAAAAAAAATATCCATTGGATTTTGGATGTGAAGGTTATCAATCATAACCTGAATTTCGTCGCTTCCAAAAACGCCCTTACTCATTCTCATATAAAATGTTTTTGGCGTAACTCCAATCATTTCCGCAACATCAGCCTGTGTTTTGCCATTTTCAGCAATAACGCCGCGAAGTTTGTTTGTATCAACCATCTGACTACTCCTTTCTAACTTCGTAACTTTTGAAGTTACTTTTATTATATTCCATTTTGGTAACTTGTCAAGTTATTTTTTTCTTGACGAGTAACTTTTTTGTGTTATAATAAAGTTACCAATAGGAAAGGAGGAAAACTCAAATGACAATCGGAGATAGGATAAAAAAGCAGAGAGAGCTTTTAGGTATTTCACAAGTAGAGCTTGCAGAGAAAATAAAAGTTTCAAAGCAAACACTATATAAATATGAAAACAACATTATTACTAATATTCCAAGTGATAAAATAGAAATTATTGGGAAAGTTCTTGAAGTTTCTCCATCTTATTTAATGGGTTGGGAAGATAATTTAGAAAACGCACCAGATATTCTTCCAGACCTTATGTCAGATAGTGAATTGCTGGATAACTTAAAAATGCTAATGAAACTTAGCAAAGAACATAGACAGACTATATTTGACAATATAACCTATTGGCATGAAAAAGAGGGGCACTAAATGCCCCACTTTTTTTTGAATGAAAGTATTGTGTTATATAAAAATTTCAAAAATCGCTCGTTGTCGCACTTAACGACCATTTCAGTTATTTTTTCCTTGTAAAACGCTGTTTCCTCATTGAACTCATTTTCCCCCATTTTATTCTCCTCCAATCTCTGCAACCGATAATGTTAATGCCATTACAGAACGTACGTTCTTTGCAGTCAACCCCATACAAAAAAAATTACCATTATTTGCCAGTAACATTTGAGGGGGCAATGAATCGCCAAACATCGCCCCCTCTCCAGAACTTGAAGTGCCCTTATCGGACAATTTTATTTTACAAATTTTGCCAGCATTATTCAAATCATTTCGGTCGCAAGTTTCGACATAAATCGTCTGATTTGTCACTTTTGGTCAACAAAAACGTCTGGGTTTTGAACAGATATAAAACACTGCTTATGCAGGTTTGTGCCAATTGAATAGCGTCAGAACGTTTGTTTTCTTCGCATAACGAAGCTTTAGCGAAGTTAAATACAAATCTTGGATAGCCATTATATTATTTAGAAATTTTGTAATATAGCTTTGCCAACTTTGCCGTAACGGTCTCTCGACAGGAAACAAATAGTCACGCAAAAATAACTGCAAATGTGACTCCGTAAATTCCTACAGCGGTTGTACTTAATTGTACCGACGCATTGTTTGAAAAGACTCTTATATAAAGTATGTTTTTGTTTTCGTCTTCTGCCGTTGCAAGTAGTTTATATTGACCACTGGTAACATCACCATAGATACTTGAGGGTGTTTTTAAAGTTTGCGACAACCCAAAATCTGTAAAAGATAGGTCTATAACGCCGCTGATTTCGCCTTCAACGTGGAAAAATGCAGTTTTATTTTTATAGCAAACAGTGCCAATGCAATCTTTGATATATCCATAAGTTCCATTTTTGTTAATTATGGCATGTTGGATTATTAAATCAGCTAAATTCGTATTTAATTGCGACAAATCTTCGTTTTGCGAAGAAATCGCCCCCGTCACTGTCCCACCACCGATAGAAGATATGTCCGTGCTTCCAAGCATCTTGTACAGATACCGCACATTTTTAAACATCTGTGACACCTTGGTAAAAAGTGAAGTGTGCTTTTCGCCACTTGTCAGCTTTGCGACACTTTCCCAAGCGCTTGCATCGACATCCGGCGTGTCACTGCTTGCAAAAGCAACGCTTGTATCTGATGCATCTCCATCTTCTGCAACCGCGCCAATCTGCTCTGGTGTAAGATTAACATTTCCCTGCCGGTAGGTTTTCTCCTTGTTCCCTTTGATCCCCGTCACTCCAGATCCAGCTGTTACATCCCATTTCCCTTCGGATGTCCAGATGACGTTGTTACCCTTACCATAAAAAATACCACCACCGTCATTGAACCGATCATCTGAGGTAAAATCATCACTGATGTTGTACATCCATCCGTTTTTCATGCCGGATACCGGAAGATCCGTAAATGCTACCGTACCCATTGGTATAATGCCGTTAAGCCCCTGCGACACGCGCTTGACCTGCTCGTAATAATACTGTGCGTTATCCGTGTCCTCTCCCTCCCGGCTTCCGGTACCTCCGACGGCGTAACTCTCCGCCTTGGTTGCACTCGCCACCGCATCTGCCCGGCTTGTTTCTGCCTTTGCCGCTTCCACCTTAATCTTGGCAAGATAATTTGGCTCTAAGTGTTTTTCCTTGATGCTTCCCTCTTTCACGATTGCCGACACCTTACCATCCGTGCCAATGGTAAAAGCCACGGTATCCGTATTAAGAAACTCATACTGCGTAATCAGCGCCGATAAATCTATGTACTGCTTCGTGCCATCGATCAGAGTAAGCATGATCTGCTCCGTGGTCGGGTCATAGTCAAAGTTGACGGCGATTTTCTCCATCTGCGTGTCGATCGTAACCTTTGAACCATTCTTTTTTGTGATCGTGATGATTCCGGTCGACTCCTCAAAGGTCACATCCGACACAAGAGTTGCCACCTCTGTTTTTGTTGCCTTGGTTGTGTCAAGCGTAATCACACGGTCGTCAATGGTATCTGTGGCACTGTCCAGATTGTTGAGATTCGCTTCATTCAAAGGCGTTGCATCGCTCGGGTAATTCTCCCAGTTGATACGGTTATATGCTTTATTCATGATCCTCACTCTCCTTTTTAAGATTTTCCTGCATCTGCTCCCGCTCGGCGATAACGTGCCGGTTTGCTTCCGCTTCTACCTGGTGCAAAATATCCTTAAGTACCAGATGCTTAACCTCAATCGGAATATCAACACTTGCATTGATAAAATTGATAATGTCATTCTCAAACTCACGAATTTTTGCATTGACCATTTTCTTATCCTACTTTCTTTTTTAATTCTTCTATTTCCTCTTGCTGTAACTGTACTGTAGCAATCAGATCAGCAATCAGTTCTGTTTTGTCAAGTGAATAATAGACATTGCCGTTCGGGTCTGGATTCTCGGAGCAAATCGCCCAGTCTTCATTACCGACCGCGTTCAATACTTCCTGCGCAATCAGACCGTGTCGGTAATGTCCCGCGGCGTCATAGTTATAAATGAACCTGCACGGTCGCAAGGACTGTATAAGCGCTGCGCTCTTTTCCCGATCAAGAGATTCTATACCGTGTTTTAAGCGCTTGTCCGAATAAGATTCCCAGCCGTAGGATGAGATTCCTTTTCCGGAAGATAACATCTGTGCAATCGTATTTGCCGATGTGTCTCTCACTGTTACCGCAGAATAGCTTGCCGTCAATTCCCTCGAATCAGCCGCCGACCGTAAGCCATCCGTTCCCATCTGCACGAGAGTCCCTTCCCGTTTCAGTTCAATCAAGTTTCCCGTACTCTCTGCCGCGTCAATATGCACATACCCACCGGTCATCTCCACAGATCCCCTGAGTTCCAACAAATCAGCTCTAATCTTTAATCCCTCTGCTGACTGGTTAATTTCCGAAACGACACTGTCCCGGGAAACTTTGCTTGTGATCCCCTCTGCATTGACCTGTATTGCCGCCGCAAGCTGTCCCTCTTTTTCTGTTGCCCTGTTGACCTCTGCAGTAATGCTCTCTGCCGTCTGGCTGATCTTACTGGATAGTGTGCCCTCGGCGTTCGTTGCACGGTTGACCTCCGCAGTAATGCTACTCGCATTCTGGTTAATCCTTGATGATAAACCATCTGTGGTATTCTTTACTTCTGAACGGATTTCTGTGGCTGTCTGTGTGATCTGTGACTGCAAACCTTTTTCTACATCAACGATTGTCGATTTCGTCTCCTCAATTGAGCGTTCCAGAGTGTTGCTCTTGCCTTTCAGCTGCAATATGCTCCGCTGAATTCCGTTGACCTTACTTGTACGGTACTCTTCCCCGTCCGCTTCCAGATCGTCACGCAAAGCCTGTATGCCTTTCAGCGTGCGCTTTAGGATGTAAGTCTCGATCAGTTCATATTTTGTGGTCAGCCGTACCGCATCTCCGACCTCAAGGCATGGATTTCCTTTACAGTCAGCACTAAATGGTCTGTATATAATTCCTTTTATCTTTGATAACGTTTTTTCTCCAATTTTGTTTAATTCCTTTGTTTCCTTCCCATAAACAAGGAAATTTCCCTCGATCACATAAGTGTTTCCGCCATCACCTACAATTACTCCTATATCATTCTCTTTTTCGCGAATTTGCAGTTTGTCAATCGTTCTGACAATATAATCTTCATATTGCGCTGAAATGTACTGGCTTTTACTTATGCTGGTGCTCTTTGGATTTCTAGGGTAAAGATCATCCGCCGGGTAAAGATCATTCGCCGGATAAAGCCCCTGCATATCTTGCGTTAAGTACACATAGCGAAACTTTCCATCGCGCCCGATATTTCCCATACAACCGTTAATTTCAAGTATACAAGACAAAACCTCTTTTCCGCTTATGGCTTCGCCTATCGTGCTTTTCTCTGCGGTATCTGAACTTCCGCTACTTGATGCTGTCACTTCTACAGTTTTTTCAATAATCATTTCATCATTTACAAGAGATACTTCTTCCTGTTCCACTCCAAAATGATTAAAAAAGCTATCTCTGAATTGTTTGAGCGTTACCTTGCTATCTTTTTGTGGAAGTATCTGATTGTACCAATCAGTAACATCAGATGATAAAATATCATACAAAGCATCGTAAGCTACCACATCCCGGCACGTCCGATCTGCCGTAGGTGTGTCAGAATAAACCTTGTATCTTCCTATTTGGAATGGTTTATCTTTGTGACCATCAAGAGTCAGCTTTGCAGTCAACCACTTGCCTTTCATTGGCAAGAATACATTGGAAACCGTGAATTTAATCATCCCGGCTTCACATGCACCGAATGTTAATTCACTGTCAAAGCAAAGGCTTTCTGATAATTCAAATTTTTCTTGGTGCAGTTCGGTGTTTGTGATATTGATTTTCCCATCATCAGATACGATGTTTAACTGTTTGTCTACGCTGTCCTTTAAAAACAGGCTTGAATATTGGTAATCAACCATCGTATACACCCCCTATAAATGCCAGTCTTACAGAGTTGTAATGGATTTGACCGCCATACGTTCCGTATATCGTAGGCTGAAAATCTGCCATATAGCCGTACTGTGTTACATAATCGTCATATTCCGGGATGTACGCCGTGATATAGCAGGCTCTTTCGGTTGCATTAGTAAACTGCTGACGTATATTACTTATAGTGGAATTAAATTCCGTGTTTGTAAGCATAGCCCGTGTTTCAAACTCAACTTTTAAAGCCTTTAATTCCACGGCATTTCTATGTAGATAACCGTTGGCATCCGTATAATCGTCTAAGTCCTGCATATTCACATATGGGCTATATGTTTCCGGTTTTATGAAAGACATTGGTACTGTGTAATTTCCAATCTTTAACAGCCATCCGCTGTACGCCATGTTTCCACCACCTAACTGTTTTGGTTTGCGGCTGTCTCAAATGACAGTCGGTAAAATGGGTATAAAAATAGCACCTACCACCAATTTGATAGATGCCACTTCTTTTCCTTTATCTATTTTGTGATTACTTCGATATTGGTCTCTTTAATCACAATTTTTTCCGGCGTGTGAATTACTTCCGCGTTTCCATATGTAATCTTGATTCCATTCATAAAATCCCTCCTAAATTTCATAATCCGGATATGCCGCTTCCCAAGCATCCCTATGATAAGTGTTTACCTCTCCATAATTTGCATCAAAAATCTTTTTCACGCCATATCCAAGTTCAATGCTCTTTTCTTTGAGTTTTCGCCAATTAAATGTTTTCCAGTCCACACCGTTCATTGCTGCAACACGCTTGATTGAATACCAATCTTTACTGTAGTCTAATTCCTGTTGTAACTTTTCTTTTTCCTGCTCCGCAATCTGCCTGCGCTCTACTTCATCCGCATATGCCCGAAGTGCCGATGGAAAATCTTGCGGTATCTGTCCTCTCTCCATCTCATCAAACCGTTTCACATACCTTGCAGTAAATATGATTCCTTTTTCGCCATTAAATTTGTTGGCGAGGAAATCACACCCCATTTTGGTGACTTTATAGCATTTATTTTCCTTGCCGCTTGCGTCTTTGTAGGTGGATGGAATAAAATAATCACTGACAACAATTTTGTTGTTAGTTAATATCTGTATAATTCCAACCTGTTTTGTGCTTCCATCTTGGTTTTTAGTTCCCTCTAATTTTCTTAAAATTTGCCAATGTTCCAGTTCCATCATTTCAGCAATTTCAAGTGTTGTTATCGTCTGTACATCATTTCCGAATCGGATTTTATCTTTAGTCGAAAGAGCAGTATATTCCATACCGTCCACCTCCTAAAATTTTTCTCCGATTCCACATTTCGCAGAACCGGATATAGTTATTTCGTGCGTGTTAGGAACATACCCTAACAGGAGTTACGCACTATATATTCAATCCATTTGGATGAATTTTCAAACAAAAAGACCACCAAAGACTGAATTTCTTCAATCTCTGGCGGTCACGAATCCGCACCTATTCCTCATAGGCTTGCAGGACGTCCTAAATTCTTTAGGTCTTGCCTGCGTGATTTTTAATTATTTTGTATTCTATACCATATGCCAAAATCTGTCAATCAAATTCCAACCTCTGCTGCATATTGGCATCGTCAATCTGTTCCTGCAAAAAATACGGCGTCTGATAGGCATTTATCACTTCCACTGCCTTGTCGCACTGGTTACGCTTGATGCTCTTGTAAGACCGAACCCCAAAGTTGTATTTCAGATTAGCATACAGGTTGTTGTAAACCTTTTGGCGTAATCCACGATTGCTGTATGCGCTTGACTGTTTGCCGCCCATGATTGAAACGCCTTTCTTTCTGACAGCTTCCGTAATGCGGTCGGCTTCCACCGGAAGTATCGGCAAGTCCATCTTAAGGCTTTCCAAATCCGCCTTGATTTCGTCAACCTCTGCTTTAAGCTCCGTGTGCCCCTGTGCAAGCAATGCAATCTTCCCGTCCGTGGTCTGAGGCATCATATATGTACCAGTCTTACGAATGGATGGGAGAACTTCGGATGTTACCCATTTCTTGAACTTCTTCGCACTTTCCAGTTTGCTGCCAAAAATGAGGGAGTACAGACCGCTTTCATTGATAACGGTTATATCCCTATTCTGACCCTGACTCACCATTTTGGTGAGTTGCTTATCCTCTTCATAAACGTGCCTTTTTATTGCGTTAATCGGAGCTGTTCCTTTTCCAAATCCAAGTGCCGTTGCAATATCTATTCCCACAAACCACGGCTCATTGTCAATAACTACTGTTCTAATATCTCCAAACTCTGGATTGTTAAAAATCTGAATATTGTTCATCAGCAAATCCCCCATTTCTGTTTGAATGAAAGTATCGTGTTCAAAATGAAATGCAAAAATTTTTCGTCCTGTATGTTCTGGATTTCCGTTATCAGCTGTTCTTTCATCTTGCACCGCCTTTCTTTACAAGGCGGTAAATACCGTCGTGATCTATTACGTCCTGATCATTCAAATCTGCCATAAATATTACAACGCCGCGCAACAATTTTTCGTTATCACATTGGATTGCAAGCCGAGAAAGCAACGATCTGTACTGCTCAATTTGGCTCGGTAAATAAGTTCCATCCTTTTTTATGATTTCATTTCTGAAAATGTCCTTAAGAATTTCGCTGGCAATATCAACCTCATCGGATTCGTTCGGCAGTCCGAGCAAATTCATGGCTGATGTTACCACTTTGCGAAAACCAATCGGAGAAAAATTATCAATGTCCGTTTCGGTACTCCAACCACGGTTATACTTCATCCTCTCGATTTCCACAACATGATTCACTTTCTCCATCAGCGCGTCACTATTAAGTATCGTTCTTACAATTTCTTCAATGCTTCTCATAGATTTTACCTTCCTTTCGTTTGCTGTTTGACAACCATTCCAAAAAGCGGTATAATCCATGTATCAACCGCTTTTGGTGGCTGTGTTGAATAAAGCGTTTAACTTGTCTAGGGTTGGAACGCTTTATTTTTTGTTGATTTCTTCTTTCACTTTTCTAATCCCCATGTTGATAACATCCGTTCTGCTTGTTTTTAACTTATCCGCACAATATTGCAAATCCTCTGCTTCTGCTTTTGTAAGTCTCAAATCAAGCCTAACATTTTTAGGATTATCAGTAAGTTTCTGTCCTTTTTTTAATGGAGACACATAATCACTTCCTCTCTTTTTGATTGCACGTGCAATCTTTATGCCTTAATAATATATGTACGTGCAAAGAAAGTCAATACCCTTTTGAAATATTTTTCAAAAAAAGAAGCGCATCTCTGCGCTCCCTCTTATATACCCGCTTTCCCCAGTCTTTCCCAATCTGCATCCCTAGTACATTCATCCTTTTTCTTCAATAAGTTTTCGTTCTCTTTTTCCAGTTTTTCTATTTTTATTTCCAATTTCTTTTTCTCTTTTTTCAATGCAATATTCTCTTTTTCCAAATCGTCCGCACGAATAAGCGCGTTTGACTCCCGATTAAAAAGATCAGTATTGTGCGCCTTTAATGCATCTTTTTCTTTATTTAACTCTCTTATTTCCCATTTGTAATTCTTTTTATCTTGCGTCATCTTAATTTTCAATTCTTCTATCGTTTGATGTGCTTTATTCAACTTCTTTTTGCACTCATTTAGTTCTGATTCAGACTCCCTATTCTCCATCGTAATTCTCCACATATTAAATCCAAATTTATATGAAAGTGTAGCCACAATCATTACATATAATTTTATTTATTTCATATGTTTGATCTTTTCTCAAAATCTTTTCCTTTTTATTTACTAAAGTAAACGGTTTAAATGGATTTAGATTTGCAGTGTATCTTGTCTTTGTTTTGCCTGGTACAAATTTCTGCTCCGTATAATGAGAACAATTTTCGCTCCCACATCTTGGACAGTAAACCTCTTTTTTTTCTCCGAATAAAGTATATTTATATATACCATTAAATCCCGTGTTTTGAGATCTTTCAACAGAATTTCTTAAGAATAATTTTCCAACACCTGTAATCTCTGGCTCTTTTGGGCGTTCCCACCCTCTATCATTTTCGTTTTCTTGTTCGTATGATTTATAAAATTCACTTTTCCCCGCAGACATTTCATTGTTTTCGTGTTGTTTCAACGGAAATCCGCAATTGATACACATTTCTGCTTTGTCTGAAATTTCTTTTCCACATTCAGGACATTTAATCAACGCCATGTGTTACCCTCCCGCCACTTGTAATAAAATGATTCTACCACAAGTGGCGGTATTTGTCATTAGAAAATATATGCTTCTCTTCCAGTTCTGTTAAAGTAATCTTTTGCATAATTGCGAGCGCTTTTTCCGATCTGCTCGGATGTAATCCCAAATTCTTTTTCCAAAATTCCTTGAAGCAACTGATTTTGCTTTCTTAGCAATTCCATTTCCTGTTGCGCCGTACTGTACACTGCATCTCGAATACCGGTAATTTCCTGTCCACCTGCTACCGCTGTTTTCCCTCCGACAGTTCCCAGCATTTCTGCCCGTCCATATTCTCCTGCCACAAACATACTGTACTGGCTTGGGAATCCTCCGGCGGCAAAAGTAGGAATCTTTCCAAGATTTATACTTCCGGCTCCAACAATCTGCTTTCCAGCAATGTTTACAGCGTCCCACGAAAAAGAAAGCTTTGAGTTCATCCAGTTTGCAAATCCGTTCCATATGTGCTTTACAGCGGCTATAGCATTATTCCATGCATTTTTTAATCCATCTGAAATACCACTAAATGTCCACTTGTCTGTTGTAAACTTTGGAGCAACATCTTGATTCCACCACTTATAGAATCCGGTGTTTTCCCACCATCCAGTAAATTCCTCCCACTTTTTAGATAGACCTTTTCTTATATTTTCTCCAAGGCTTTTCCATGTATTTACTGTAAACCATGGAGAAACTTTTTCGTTCCACCAAACGGCTATACCTGTGTCACTCCACCATGTAGAGAATTCCTCCCATTTAGTGGAAAGACCTTCTTTTATTCCGTTTCCTATTTCAAGCCAATGATCTTTAGTAAACCAAGGCAAAATATTTTCTTGAATGTATTCAGATGCTTCATTCCACTTTTCTTCTATTTTACCTTTTATTTCTCCTATTTCTGTCTGTATTGAGAGCTTTTTTTCTCCCCAATATTCCTTTACATTTTCCCACCATAAAGAAATATCATTTTGAGTAGTTGTCAATTTATTATGAACTGGTAGTTCAACATTTAATCCCCACCATTCTTTTATTTTTTCTTTGAATCCAGATATTTTTTCTCTCAAGTTTGGAAGAACAACTTCTGCTCTTAAGTCCACATTATCTAGTCCATTCATTTGTTTCCATTCATCTATCCACGCTTTTAAATCAAAGCTACTTGGAACTTTTAAGCTGTCTGGAACATTATTATTGAAATCGTTTAGTGCCTTTTGGTATTCATCTAAAGATGCATAATCTTCTTTTTTCGGCATATTAATGTTTAAGTCAACTCCGTCTGAATAACTCTCAAGTATTCCTTTTTGACTTAAAATGCCCCCACCATATGCATTTATCCACTCAAACGGATTTATAAGCTGCTTTAAGCTTTCCTGCAAATATTGTAAAAATCCACCATCCTTATATGCTTTTACTAGATTTTCTGCATCTTTTTTTATACTGTCTTTTCCAATAGTAAAAGTTAACGCCCCAACTGCAACGGAAAGTGAAATTGGGACTATATAAGAAAGAATAGATTTCACTGATTCTGATCCGAAAGCCGCCACAAACTTTTCACTAATCAGCTTTCCTATTGTTTCCTTAAGAATTTTACTTGTAAGAAATTTCCCTGCATACTTAAGTGCAAATGCTCCAATAATAAGAGATATTGCCTCAAGATCAATTTCACTCAAAAAATCCGTTACACCATCCCATACTTCTGACCACTTGATATTTCCAATTGCTGTTGTAATAGTGTCATATATTCCATGAACCCATGTATTGATCGTTCTACCAAGTGCCGAAAAATCAAACGTTTCAAAGAAGCGATTCACTCCTGCGGCAATGGAATCTCCAAGATTTGTCCAGTCAAATTCTTCTCCAAATGACAAGGCTGTATAAATTGCTGTGTTCAGCGCACTTGCAATCGTCATGCCGACATCTCCGAACAATCTTGGTGTAATAAGCCCATTAAGGAAATCTGCCAGCCCTTTTCCAAAGTTTCTAGCCTTGGAATAAATTCTATCCCAGTCAATAGATTCCATGGCATCTGATAACGCATCACTGATATATGCCCCAAGTTCCCTCAAACTTCTGATCTGACTTTCATAGTCCTTGAAAATAGTATCTACCTGTACCAGCCCACCGGACGCACCACCGCCGGATGCACCACCACCGCCAGAACCACCAGAACCAGATCCGCTTGAATTATCCGGAGTGGTAATCAGATTCAATTCGTCAAAGGCTCTTAAGCCCTTATTCATCTTTTCAACGTTCTTAGCTGCCTGTCCAGTGCTGTCTGCTATATCAGCCGCGCTCCCTGCTGCATCAGACCAATCATCTGCCAAACCACCGGCAGAAATCTCAAATTTCCATCCGAAGATTGATCCTAACGCATTGGTTACTGTCGTTGCAAAAGCAATAACTTTCTGCATGACTGCATTAAGAGTTCTTACAAACGGTTTAAAAGCGTTAATAAGTGCGCCACCGATAATAGCCGCAAGCTGTTCAAATGACTGCTTAAGTATTCTTATCTGGTTTGCCCATGTGTCTGATGTTCTCGCAAAGTCTCCTTGCGCCGCGGCTGTATTAGCCATAACATACTGATACCGGAGCATGGTCTTTTCTGCCTGCGTCATAGACGAAATGTCGGCATCTATTCCCTGTTTCATAGCCCACTCTTTAAGAGTAGCCTGTGTGAGGTCAAGACCGTATTTTCTTAAAGGCTCTGTCTCCCCGGTAAATACTGCCTGCAGGTTTCTTGCAACGTCAGACTGTTCCATATCATAGAAAGAAGCCATATCCGCAGTCAGCTTTGTAAGCTGTAGCGACATGTCAGCCATCTTTCCTTGTGAAAATCCCATGGCCGTACCCATAGCTTGGAATCGGCTTGCCACCTGTTTAGCGGTCAACTCTGACATGCCAAAATCCTGTATGGATGTTTTTGAAAAGTCCTGTATCAGCTTCTCATAATTGCCGAATGTGGTACGTACAACGTTCTCAACCTCTGTCAAAGAAGATGATATGTCGATAGCATCCTTAATCTTTGAAAAAGCACGGAATAACAGCCAGTATGACGCATATAGTTTTCCAAATGCTGACGCAAGACTAAAGCTGCTACTCTTCGCCTTGTTCGCAGATCCACTAAAAATGTTCAAACTTTTTCCGAGAGATGTTGCTGCTCTACCGGATGATGCGCCTGTTTTTGCCAAATTGGCAAGTGCTTCTGTCATCCGGATGATGTTTGCGCTTACGTTAGGCGCTTTTGAAAGAGTCTCAAACAGGTATTTAAGGTTATCTGCAAGCAAAGGTATGTTGTTTACTGCCCTGCCGCTCGCAACGCTTCCTAACCTTGATATAGACGTCACAAGGCTACTCATGTTTGTCATATCAAATTTCAGTTCGCCGATTTTATTCATCTGGCGCACAAAATTCTGTAGTTGCGCTGATATTTGCGGCAAATTGGCTGTCGCCTGTGTAGAAATCTTACCACCAAGTCTGCTGATACTTCCTATCAGATTGGTCAAACCTGTTGTATCAAAGTTAAGCGCCCCTACGCTGTTCATTCCTTTGACAAAGTAAGCCAAATCGTCCTTAATCTTTACCAGATTATCAGTACCAACCGTGGCAAGTTTTCCGCCCATTTTTGATAATGCCGAAGCCGTATTTAAAATACCGCTGGCATCAATCATTTTCGTATCTTTCATTCCTGCAGCAAGATTTTTCATTGCCGCAGATATACCATAGAAAGATGATGTGTCTACATTTGAGAATTTGCTTAATGCGGTGGCAAGTGATGTAATCTCTTTTGATTTTGCACCCTTAAACCCTGTTGCCGCGTCAGACATGCTTCTAATTCCAGATGCTATGTTTGAAAGTTTACTGGTATCAAATGATAGACTTTTCCCAAGACTATCCAAACTTGATGCAAGTTTATCAATTGAATCACTCGCTTTTGCAGAATCAGCCTTAATTTTTATCTGTAATTCATCAATATCTGCCATGACCGCACCAACTTTCTACGCATAATAAAAAGACGGTAGGCTGTGACACCTTACCGTCCTTGATTTTTTACTGAATCAAAATTTTCTGCCCTACATAAATTTTGTTTGGGTTCTTGATCCCGTTATCTTTCTGCAATTTTGCAACCGTTACATTGTTTTCTTTTGCGATCTTTGAAAGTGTATCGCCGCGTCGTACTGTATACGTTGTCTTTTTATCTGTAGACTGCACAGAAGCATCCGTTGATCGAATATCTCCATCGTTGCACCAACCTACTGCAACTCCATTTTTTGAAAAGCAATATGGATTGTGCGTACCCGCTTTGATTCGTGTAATCGTTCCGGAAGCATACTTGATGATCGCATCTCCAATACCAGCCGTGGAAGATTTGTAGTAAGAAGAAACCGTGATTTCCTCTCCAACCTTATGAAGTGTATTTTCTGGATCCGGCATGACATTTACCGTGTCTACCGCTACATACAGTTCATTCAGATCGACGCATCCGGAAACACCGGCTACAAATCCCTTTGAACTGTATTGCCATCCGTAAAGTTCATGAAGAATATCAGGCTTCTTGTCTTCCGGTGCGTCTGCCGTAATCATCATAGGCGTACTGGACGGGTATCTTGCAACCCAAAACGGGCAATCAATATGCTCAAGATATGGCTTGATATAGCTGTTGTAAAAAGACAGACCCGTGTATACACCAAATTTGCACCCTGCGGCTTCAATGATCTTCTGATATTCATTGATAATAGAGACAATCTTATCGCCAATATTCTGCTGGCACTTATCCTCTACATCCAGCCATACCATCACATTTCTTCCGCCAAGAACTTCGATCACTCTTTGCGCATCGGTCTGCGCTTTTTCTGCGTTGGTTGCGTAGCTGTAATTATATACGCCCTGCACCGGAACGCCAGCTTCTGTTGCTCCTGTCCAGTTTGCTTCAAAATACTTGTCCGGCTGCAAATCTTTTCGGATTACTTTCAAAATGGCAAATTCAACGCCGTTCTCTGCTACTTTTGACCAGTTAATATTTCCATTGTACCCGGAAACATCAATACCTTTAATTTTCATGTGGCACCTCTTCTTTCTTTGGGTGGCTCAACTCATAATTTGATTGCATAATTTTGAGTTTTGCCACAAATAATTCTCTCTGTTTCTGAATTTCCTCTTCTGTCATTTCAGAATCGTTTAACAAACTATGCTCTGTGATAGGCTTGTCTACATACTTTGATTTAGCTTTTTTACCCGCAAGACAATGTTCTACTGCCACCGATACCGCTGACAATCCGTATGTTCCAAACCACATCCACATCTCATTGTCTCTTTGCTTTTTATCTAAGTTGTAAGCATCCGCATAAGGCTTTAAATCAGCCGGGCAGGACGCGTCTATATCACACACGGTAAATCCATACCCTTTAGTGACTAAAAGCCAGAATGGGCGGATTTCCGTGCAATATGTTCCCCATGTAAGTTCTCTCTGTTCTTCTACTTTTTCCTCGGAGTTTTCTTCTCCGCTTCTTTCTGCTCTGCTTTGAGCAGTTTTGATAAAAAACCGTTTTCAAGTAACTCTGTTAAAAGTGCATTGTAAAGTGCCTGAACATCTGCATCTTCTCCGTCAAAGTAATCATCCAGCATGGCATATACTTTTCCAAGCTGCTGTTCCTTTTCTTCTTCATTGTCCGGGTTATAGCCAAGCTCTTCTTTATGGAACTTCTGCGCTCCAACAAGAATTAACTCTGGCAGAAATAAAAGGATTTCGTCAACCGCTTCCATATCTTCCATCTGGTTTAATTTTGCTACTTTCTTGATAATTCCGCTTTTCACGGTTGCTTCATATCCAAACTTAATCTGTAATTCTTTCTCTCCGAATTTTAATTTTGTCATATTCTTTCCCTTTCTCCCTCTCATATAGGGAAAGGGCAGTCCGAAGACCGCCCTATTCTTTTAAACTGTTCCCTCAAGTTCCGATTCGGTTGTCTGATTATCGTCAGCCGATTCAACCGAACTATTCGACTGACGTGTTATTCCCCCGGTGTAAACGCCACGGCCGTGTCCATTCCCTTGTATTCCTCAATGGTAAGGTTCATTTCAACCGTCAAAAGCTCATTCTGACCAATCTCCGGCTGTGGTATCTGCTCTGGCGGCTGAGCCACAACAAAAAACGCGTCGGTAAATCCCGGGATAATAGTTTCAAACCACATTCTTTTCCCGCCGGAAAGCGCCTTATACGCCGTGATAAGTGCTTCCCACTCTTCCTTTGTGGCATCCGTAAGGTTTACCGTGATAGGGAAAGAGCCACCGGTATCTGCGCGACCCTTTACATATCTGGTAATAGCATCTTCTAATGCAGATGCGTCAATCTGTTCCGGCTCAATGTTGATACCGCCGATTGCGTTAATTCTTGTAAGCTGTTTAAACGATGTAGGCTTTGTTCCGGCTGTGGTTTCTGTTCCATAGCCAAACGTAATGCCTAACGTAGACAATCCTGCTTCTGCCATTTTTACCTCTCTTTCTACCGCCAAATAATGCGGTTATCGGGCGCATCTCTTTGCGCCCGGTGCATAAAAAATAGAGCCTTTCGGCTCTTTTACATCAATCTGTCGTTGGCTCCGATTATCCGCCGGAACCTTGCAACACTTCTAAATTTTTTTTCGCTGTCGTTTTTAAACTCCGGCATTGCTGTGATTTGAAATCTCATCTGTTTAAAGGCGTCAGCTAAAACAGCCATGATCCCTTTTGCATCACTTTGCTTTGTGTTTGTAATGACGTCAACCTGTATTGTTTCCTGCACCGCATTTACGGATGTGCCCTCTAAATCCGCCCCACGTTCAAGCCCCGGCATCTCATGGATGTAAATAGTCGGGAAAACAGGGCCTTTATCAAGGTTCTTTTCAACCGTTGTAAATGCAGTGTCAAAATTCATGTTTTTGTATTTCTTCTGGAGTTTTGGTTTGGCTATCGTTACAATATTGGAAAAAATGTTTGTTTCAAGGTCAAATACCCACTGGTTGTCTGCCATTATCCAAACACCTCCTTTGCTGTCTGTGTAACAATCTGACGCAACTCATTTGCGGTCAGATACATGAATGGTCGGCTTGGCATTCCCTCTGTAAACCACCAATCGCCATTGTCGTCCTGATAAAACCATCCATATCTTCCATCTGAAATCTGATGGATAGTTTTTCCACTTGCGTACTGCCACGAAACACCCTCCGGCAGTTTTCCAGGATAAGGACTTTGCTGTCCCACAATTCCGGTTCCAAACTCAACAAATGCGGCATGGTCTGTACCGGCTATTACCGCCCATATCCCGCCGCCCTTAGTGCTTCCTTCATATTCCGCGTGAACACTTGAAATCAGTTCCGATGTAAATATTGCGTCAAGGTCAGCAATTTGCACTCTAGCAATCTCTACGCCCTTTTCCGCGAGTTTTTCTGCCAATAGCTGGCATTTATATGTCAAGCTGTTTTTATAGGCTCTAAGCTCTCGTATGGCGTTCTGAATAGACTTTTCAGACAGGCTCATTGTGATTACTTTCTTCCCCATGCCACACCTACTTCACATTTTTTTGTAACAAGAACAAATCAACCGTCAATCCCTCGTCTGCAACACCTTTTACGATGTAATCAGCCGAATTTTCGTCAACGATTGTATTCTCTTCATCTTTGTACCTTACATCTGACCTTTTCCATACCAAAGAGCCAACGCTCAATGGAAGTTTCCCTTTGTCCTCGACAATCTGAACAAAGTTTGTGGAATTGTCAACGCCAAACTCTTTTATGAGTGCTTCACTCAACTTATTGCTGATTGAAGAATAAAAAACCACAGGCTTCTCATAACCTGTGGTATACTCTCCAGTTGTTTTCGGTATTTTGTTTCCATCCTCATCAAGGTAATAAATTACATTTCCATCAGAGTCGGTATATGACGAATATTCAATGTTTCCATCATCGTCCGTCACATACACAGGAACCTTGCCGCTCTGTAGCGAATAATTCATTTTTTGCTTGTTAATTTCAAGCATTTCACTTCACATCCTTGCCGAACCGTTTCCACAGTTCAGAAAGCTTTTCCCAGCCATACATCGCAACAAACGCAACAATAAATCCTGCAATAATAGCCGCCAAAATCATATACCATAAAATTGATGTCTGAATGTACTGCATATACGCCACAAATGCGGCTACAGTAATACCAATGGAAAGTACAAACACAAGAATGTCTGTCGGTAATTTAGAAAATACGATTACTCCTTTGATTACCTGCGTTACCACAGATACAACAAACGCCAGTGCGCCAATAATTGCCAAAATAATAGTCATGTTTGCAATTACATTTTGTAAAATATCCATCATTAATCCTCCTTGTCATCATTAAGACGTGTTTCTATTGTATCAAGTCTGTGATGCGCAGATTTCACGCTTTCCTCAACCTTTATAATTCTGTTGTCGTGAGAATTTATTTCTTTTCTCATCTCCGAAACTTCATTCTTGATCTCGGTTGTGTTGTTTGAAATGGCATCCAACTTCATGTTAATGCGTGTGTTCTCCCGCACGCGCTCTTCAAGATCCGTGTTGTCTGTCCTTTTGTTGCTCTTCAAGCCCATAAAGACGGAAAAACCAAGCGACAGCACGCTTATAATGATTGCTGTTGATATCTCAATCGTCAAATCATATACCGCCTTTCATTTTTTATGGCACACCGCCCACCACCGCTCAATGTGTGCCGCCTGCTACGTTTTGCCAACATCGGCAAAACGTAACGCACAATCTTCTAAACTCCTCGAAATCGAGGGGTTATAATGCTTTTACAAACGGAAATACTCCCACAAACAAGCTTTCCCTGTCTTTCCAGCTACGGCTTACGCCGTTTTCTGAATAACTTGCCATATAGGCTTCTCCTGCCTGTGAATGGTCGTACACGGCTAAATTGACGATTACATCTTCAAACTGTTTCAAGTCTTCGGATATTTTTTCATCCGTGTAGCTTTCCGGGTAATTCCGCTTGCTTACCACTTCATTTCTTGCCTGCTTGATAAGCTGTTCGATGTAAGGGTTATCTTCTTTCTTGTCGAACACAACAACATCAGAAGTAACACCATCTTCATCCGTAACGGTTTCAATATGAAATTGTTTCAGCCTGATTTTTACCTGCTCTAATGTTGTATATTCATCCATTCTTCCCCACCTACAATCCGAACTGCTCGATCAAAATGCGTTTCAGTTCCGCTCCACTGATTTCTTCTGCACCATCGATCCCATGTTCAGCGGCAAGTGCCTGTAAATCAGCAGTGCTCATTCTGTTAATCTCTGTCTTGGTGTACTCGCCAGAAGATTTCTCTCCCGGAACAATGCCCGGGATTTCATCTCCTGCTTTATACCATCTTCCATTGCGCTTTACTGTATATTCAGCAATCATACCGCACCTCCTACGCAACTTTCATGACAACAACGCTGTCCATGCCCTCAAAAGTAGGCAATCCGATCATTGACACAATGCAATGCGTGTTGATCGGATGATTTGTTGCGTATGTATATACCGAAATGCCGGTTTCTACAATAGAAAGGTTTCCGTCTGTTAAACTTCCGCTTCTCTCTTCCGGTGTCTTTCCAAAGACATAATCTCCAAGGTACACGCCGGATGCCTGCGCTGAAATAACTCCTGTAGGAATAAAATATTTGGTAGCACCGTCTGCAGGGTCGATGTAAAGTTTGTCGTAAACTTCAATCTCGATGCCGTATCCTCTAAGATACTCTGTAACCTGCCCCTGCTGTAAGCGAATACCGCCATTGTAAGCAGTAATTCCAAGCACCTGTTTCTTTGTGTCCTCCGCCTTAAGGACCATTTCCCATGTTTCTGTATTCATGCTAAAGCGTGCAAGGGAATATCCTGTTTTCTTTGCAAACTCACGTTTAATCTCGATAAGGTCGTCAAGTGGCGTTGCTGTTTCGGATGCAGACCATTTATCGGTATCGCTTCCGGAGATATCCTTGTAATGGTCTCTCTTGTGCGCCACTCCATTGTCCGAAGTATAATCCACATAGTAGCTTTTTCCGCCAATTGTTACCTGTACTCTTGGAATACCATCAGATGGTGCTAATAACTGCCAAATCTGGCGTTCCGGCACTACTCTTGCTCCTTCAATAAGCATCATCGGTTTTTTGCTGATTTCTCTAAGCACCTGGTTTGCCATGTTGGAATTTTCTGCCGACTGGTAATTTGCATACTCCTGCTCTTCACGCTCTGTTACCATGTAAGATTCACGGTAGAACGGCATCTCGTTCTGAATATCCGAAAATCCACCGACATCTCTTAACTCTGCCTGCGCATCAAAATTGGATGCCTTTAATGATACCGGAAGACCGTTTTTCCCTTTGATAAATCTAAGTTCAAGGCTGTCCTGTTTTCTGGTTCCAAATTTCTGTCTACCTAAGTAAGGCGCAGAACCAAGCGTTTTTTCATAATTATTCCACATAACCCCAAGACTTCTTGCGGTAAATGCTTCTGCTAATGGTAATGCCATTCTCTAATACCTCCATTTCTTAATCAAAAAAAGTGACACGCGGTGTTGCTGCTTTTGCAGTTGCTTCCACGGTCACTCCGTTCGCTGTTACCTTTGCGTTGTCAATAGAACCCTGATATACATAAGTTCCAGGCGCATCTCCCATTGTTACGTCAACATCTTCCAGAAGATACCCTTTGCAAGATTCGTCATTGCTTGGGAACGGTGTCCCTGCCTTTGCAATCTTCTTTCCGTTTGCATCGGCACTTGGCACCATTGTCTGCGGAACGATGCACGCCGCACCCTCATAAGGAAAGAATTTTAAAATTCCTTTACTCTGTGTAAAGTCTCTTTCAATCGGTTTTCCCATAATTTACCTCCTATAAAACATAATGGTCTTTGGCTTCTGCATTTTTTGCCGGTTCGCCAAAGCTGATACTTTCGGCATTTTCAACATCTGCCGTTTTTTTATTCTCTCCACCTGCAGTACCGCCGCCCGGATTTTCAGAATTATTCGCAATCTCCTGTTCCTTTGCCTGCGCTGCTGCGGTTTCCTTTTCGGATGTAATCTTTCCAAGAGCGTCATAATCAAGGCTTCCATCATCTTTGACGACCGTTTTTGCCTGCTCTGCATTGATTTTTAACTTTTCCATCAATGCTTCGCGCTGATCTCTGATGGCATTTTTTTTCTGCATATCTGCAATCTGCTGATTTGCTGTCTCTAACGCCTTGTTTGCTTTTTCAAGTTCCGTGAGGTTTCCTGCTTCCATTTCATCCAGCTTTTTCTGCAACTCATCTGCGCTGTCTGCCTTTGCCTTAAGCTCTGCTGCTTTTGCCTGTTCTCTCTGTACGGCACTGCCGTAATCAGCAATGATTTTCTCAACATTTTCCTCACTGATACCCATGGCAATTAACTCTTCTCTTTTCATTGATTACCTCCGATATGTCTTTACGAATTTTTGCGGTGCAACGACACCGAATGACACTGTTGTTTTTTACGCTCACAACTTTGCGAATTTTTATAAAATAAAAACAGCCGCCGATTACTCGGTAGCTGTCTTATTTTGCTGTTTATTTAATTGATTTACAATTTTCTGTGCTTTTTGTTTCTGTTCTTCTGCATCATCAATAGTTTTCCATAAAGCACCCATGTATGGCTTAGACTGCAAAAATGTTTTTTCCGAATCGCCCCAGAGTCCGACCGTTTTAATTGCAATAAGAGGATGTATTCCGCACTCCAATAACTGATACAGTGTTTGTGACTTCGTATACATATTGTCTTGCGGGCTATGATTGATTTGCACGTCAAAATCTCTAACTGACAAGTTCAAATCATGATCTTTAACGCGGATTGCATTTAAGACAACTTTTGCAAGTCTTTTCTCTGCCGATTTCACGATTGGGTCTTTTAATTTTGCTCTTGTCTTTGAAAAATCCCATCCATTTCTCAACTCTACCGCGCCCTGTGTATCTCCGCCAGTGTTCCCCTGCTTGTTTGGTATGGCAAGAATTGATAAGGCATTGTCCCAAAGATCATCTTTTGCCACCTGGCACTGACTCTGGTTAAGTTCCTGTGTCATAATCTCAACATCGGCTTTGTTGTCCTTGTTGTTGGACTTTACCGTCAAAGCATGGCTCATTTTCATTTGTTCAAATGTCTTTGTGTCAATCTCACAGTTTACAAATTTTACCCAGTACTGAACAAACTGCTCAATTCCATCCATTCTGTTCGACTGCATGTTGTTTATGGCATCCAGAAGCCCTATGACAAGTTCAATGTCCGATATTCTTTCATGGTTGTTTGGGAACTCAACGATAGGAATACTTCCAAATGCGTGCAATTTCCATTCAGAAACTACTCCATTTTGAATTTTGCATGAATGACTGTCTGTATAGCACAGTTTGTACCATTTTCCGTCTTCGTCCTTAAGCTCCTGTACAGCAATCACCGGTTCTTCCGTGCTCCGATTATAAATAACACACGTATTCATTGGAGTAGGCGCAACAATTTGAAATGGTATTTCTCCATTTGCAAATCTTACCGCCTTAAAAGATGTTCCGGTTGCTGACTGCCACTCTCCTGCTTTAATGTCTTTTTCCTGTTTATTCGCATCCACAAGATAGTCATTCAGCGCATCTACTGCCTTATTGATCACATCGTCATCTTTTCGACTGATAAACTGGATTGGCTCGCCGTATGTCTGACCTACTTTGAACTGAACAATCTCATACGCATGATTTTCTACTATTTTGTTTGTAATATCAGCATTTTGTACCTTTAATCGGTATAAAATCGGCTGATCTCCTTTGTAATACCGCCATAGGTATTCTATGATGGTTTTGTTATAATAATAATTACCGATGCAGTCTCCCACCACCTTGACAATATTGTCTGCTGTGATGGTTTCAACATCAGTATATAAAATTTTTCGCCCATAACAGCCCTTAACAAGATCTTGGAGAGATTTATTATTCATAATTGGCTCCTAAATAAACGTCATCCCACTGGATGTTGAACGGATTGGAAGAGATTTTAATTCCGTCTTTCCATTCTCCGGATAAAATACCACTTTTTTGTGGCATTTCCTACATTCCACAGAAATGTTCATTGTTGAACGCCCATCGTGTGTGGCAACTTTTCTTCCGCACCGAGGGCAATATATTGTTTTTGGTGTATATACCATAAAGTCCTCTTTTCTTTGCAAAAGAAAAAGCACCGGAGATTTCTCTACGATGCTTCTCTAAATTGGGGGAGGTGAAGTATTCAACTTTTGTTGCTTTCTTCGATTATAACTATATCATTTTTTCAATATGACATTCTATGACATTTTACAAATAAGTTGCTCCATATTTTTGCTCAAATTTTTTTAATGCAATTCCATGAAGCCTTATTGTCTGTCTCCAAGAGTAATTCATTTCGGTTGCAATAACCTCAAATGTCTTTTTTTCTATGTACTTTGAAAACAAAACATTATAGACATTCTCATCTTCCATGCTGTCTATCTGACTGACAATCTGATCTCTTTTAATGATATAATCATCAACCAGTGCATCGATCTTCCTTTCCATTTCATCAATCTTTGCCTGCTTCGCGCCTATCCTGTCAAAATTTGGGGTTGTCATTACTCTTTCTTCATTTGTAATTGACGATATGCTGCATGCCAGCTCTTTAAGTTGTGCAAGCTCTATTAGCTTATTATTTATCATCCGGTTAAGCCTGCTTATCTGGTTTAGATAGTCCTTTGTTGTCATATCAATACCTCCTAAACGGATTTACTGCCGCTTCTACTTTGGCTACGTTATTTCCATTTGTCACTCTAAGCGCAAAGTTTGAAAATACATCCGGCACATCATCCAATTGCTTTTTACCGGACACTGAATATCTCTTGAGAAGAGACATCATTACTCCATATGGCTCATTTGGCTTATATAATGATGGGTCTTTAAATATAACGTGCTGCAATATCCAGTTAGAGCACTGGAAGATCCTTGCTTCCTTATTTGTCTCCGTCGGTGTGTCAGTAATGTTACATATCCATCCTTTTTTTTCGACACGCTTGTTTACTTCCATTGCGACACGGTCTCCGCCGGCGTTTCTCTCAAATTCACATTCCTGCACTTTGTTGTTTGTCAAAACATTTGCTGCATTTTCATACTGCATCTCATAATCTGCCGTGTTATCGCAAACACAATCTACACAGTAGTAATCCTCTCCGTATTTTTGCAATACCGGCAAAACAAAGTAATCCGTTCCTTTTCCCTTTGTATCGCATTGACCGGTCACAATTTCTGGCTCTCCATGTGGCAAATTAAGATACCGACGTATTTTATCTTCCGGAAACAGCAATCCCTCTCGTTCAATCGGTTCCTGTTTGTAGAGACAGCGATATGATATGTCGTCCATCAATAATTGCTGGTCTTCAAAAAATTCTTTCGTAAACCCAGAAAATTCATAGTCAAAGTTACTTTCTCCGGTAACTGGGTCTACATCCGGAACTGCAATTACCTTTACCCGCGGGTTTCCCTCATACATATTCTGTATGCGCCCTATGACGTCGTGTACGCTCCATCTTGTGGCAATATGTATTTCCTTGCAGTTTTTACCGTCTGTGTCCTGTATCTTTCTCTGGCGGGCATCTACGGCATATTTATCCCACAATTTATCAAGGATAATCGGATTCATTGCTTCTTCGATACCGCCTATCATATCATCAACCAGTAAGAACTTAGAAGCCCTTACTTTACCTGCATTCTTACTACCAACAGACGTACATTGTACGGATGGAAACGATTTGTACTTTCCGACATTAAACTGCTCCATCTTTGCATTTGTGCTCGTCACGGAAAGATTCGGGAAAATTTCATTCCATGTATACTCTTCCTCGTTTGTAACAATATCGTACACACCGTCATAGTACATTCTGGTGATATCTCCGCTGTGCGAATAAAAAAGGCTGAAATCTCTCGGAAACCATCCGGCAACAAGCGCGTGAAACATTTTTTCCACCGTTGTTTTACCCGCACCTGGGACAAGTGATACGCACAGGATGTCATATCTATCATCAATCATGCCTTGTAAAGCCTGTGTAAGCCCTATTTTGAGAAATTGCTTTCTTCTTGGCATGTAAAACCGCTCTTTAGGCTCTCTTTTCTTTTCCAAATACTGGAAAGCACTATCTACAACTTTGTTTTGCGCTTCCAAAAGCAAAATTCCGTAATATTTGTCCAGAATTTCATAAGATACCTTGTTTTGGAATGAATATTTCTCTAAATCCCATGGTGTGCCGCCGGTGGATTGAAAGATAAACTGTTCCGTCAGTTCTTTTGCTCTTTCAGAAACGTTTAATCCGTACTCAACATCCTTTTCTGTCAGAATAGCTACCCTTGCCGCTTCTGCCATGGCATCCATTACCTGTTCATCAACGCCATGCACCTGTATGTAATTTTCATATCCATTTACTGTGGAAATTAGGCTTGAACTTGCCAAAAGAAAAGCACCTCCGCAAAAAAGCAGAAGTGCCTTAAGACCTCTGCCAATAATTTTTGTTGGTTAGCGACTAACTCTGTTTGTTAGCCGGTAATTTTTTATTCCAATTTTGTTATGTTGTATTTTTCTGTTTTATCATCATATATTTTTGTTTCTAAAATTGCCGTGACGGATTCTCCAATTTTATTTGAATATTTATTATATGTGTCACTCCCGGATATAGCATATTCTTTACCATTATATTCAACAGTAATCTTGTAAACTGCCGGATGTGTAATTATTGTTGTTGTTTTACCATTAAAAATCGGTGTTATATATGCTGCTCTGTGGTATTCATCCACTACCTTAACAGTAACACTTGAATATTGTGTATCAACACACTTTTTACAGCCAATCAAAGATAATAAAAACAATATACATAAAATAAAGCATATTATTTTCTTTTTCATAATGATTCCTTTCTTCTGATATACAGCTTAAATATTTGCTGAGCAGTGTTCTACCTCAAATTCATTATTTTCGACGTTATAAATTTGAACTCCATTCTTGTCCGTCTTGTATCTATCAAACACGCACGAAATATTTATGCCATTTCCAACATATCCAACGCTGTCCGCATGGAAGTCTATGTTGTATACCTTTTTCTGCCATTTCCCGTTGGCATAAATCTTTGTGTAACCGCCTTTTCTAGTTTTGATTATAATTTTTGAACGTGTTTTTTTCATTTCCAATACACCTTGAACCCTTTCGCCGTATAATTACCAACTGCCTGTTTCAGCTCTTCCTTGCTTTTATATTCCTCTCGAATCATGATTGCTACCTTGTTCTTTTCCACAGCGTATATACCGCAGGTAACAGCGTTGCTCGCCGTATCAAGAACTTCTTTGTACTGTTTGCTGTTCATCTCGTATGTGCTGTTATTGATATTTACAATCATTTTTCATAAACCTTTCAAAATCTTCCATACATTTATAGCACAAGTCGTATGTGACATTTAAAATGCCATTTTTTGTAATCGAATTTCCGCATAATATTCCTTTTTCAATTTCTGCACCACACCTATCGCAAGTGTGCCATTCTTTTCTATGCTTCATCGTGAATATCCTTCCAAACTCTGCAAAATTCCTCGAGTGTTCCCTTGTCCATCAGTGAAGCTATTTCGTGCAAGTTTACAATGTTGATTTCTGCATCTTGCTCATATTGCACGTCGGCAATAAGGTTTATATTGACCATTGGAAGGCTCCCAGCATAATGTTCTATTTTATACGAACTGCATAAACACTGTTCGCCATCAACTGTAACTTTAGCACATTCCGGGTTTCCTTTTATTGGTTCTACTTTGAATCTATGTATATTGCTCATTCTTCCACCAACTTTCTGCCGCACATCGGACAAAATACAATATCAAAGTAGCCTGCTGCCTTACATCCTTTATAAATTATGATACCTGGCACTTTATCGCCGGTATTCTTCATAATCTGCGCATCTGTTAAATCCGTTTCATTGGCGCACTTTTTGATAGGAATATCAGTACCGAATATTCTGTTATCACTATAGTTCTTACAAAAATCACACATTTTCAACACCTATCCCTGCATCTGTGATAAATAACTTTTCCTCTTACATTCGCTTCATATGCTCTTCCAAGTGACCGAACAAACAGATATTTCTTTTTCTCACAATCCATATAATCCAAGGAATTCATATATGGCTCCAATTCGTTTGAAAGCTGTTCCACAAAATCCTTGATATGCTTGAATGCCTTAATTGCCTGTTCTTGTATAAACAAAACTATTGCTTTCCATGTATCAATTACTTTTACGGCATACTCAAGAATCATTTCTCCTAATTTTCGATACCATAATTTGAACTCGACAACCATATATCCTTGCAATTCAATAACTTTTTTCTGATCTTCTGACACATTAAGATCCATACTCACACCTCAACACCATCGCATTTTACATAAGAACCAAGACCTTTAATGTAATGGCTTCTCGTATCTTCAATATTTCTGCAATCTATGACTTTCCCCTCGTCAATACACTCTTGCAAGTATTTGCATTTATCGCATTTCGTATCTTTCTCAATGCGCGGTGTAGGATCTGCTTTTTGCTTTTTCTTGAATATTTTTTTAATAATTTTCCATAATCTCATTTCCGCACCTCAATCAAAACGTCAATCAGTTCTTCCAGTTCTTTTTCTGTCTTTTCTTTTGGAGTTTTTCTAAATCTTGTGGAAACATATTCCAAAATGGCTTTTATCTTCAAACATTCTCCTGGACAAGGAATATAATCATTTGGTCTCGCAGTTTCTTTGCAGATATACTCTGCATTTTCCATGCCAAGACAGGATAAACGACCGGAATATATGGGTAATGCACTGCATTTGAATAATTCAGCCTTAATCACTAAATGTTCTTTGTCGTATTCAAAATTCTTATCATGTGCCTTTAATTTTTCTTTGATTTCATCAAGAAACTCAACGCATTGCTTTGTTGAATAGCCAACATAAACAAATTCAAAATACATACTCACACCCCATTTTGCGTAAAAAATACCAACCATCGAATAGCGGCACAAGGAATCGAACCTTGTCATACCAAACCATGCCAACCGCTTTCAAATCTGCAATTTCTATTCACGGAAGGGTTTTATGTTACCAATGATACCGCTTACCATCCATACATCTTCCATCGACCTGAACTATTGCAGTAGTGCCAGACTAAGTGAAGATAAGGAATTGATGTGGCGTGGATTTGCACCACGCAGGAGTGTACAATCTGGTCATCTATGTTGTCGGTTTCAACCAATTCTCTACGACAATTCCGTTTACCTATTCCGTCACACATCAACACCCAATTTTGTTCGGGCAAACGCAGTGTGTAGGATTCGAACCTACAAGGCGAATAAACGCCCGACCGGATAGCAACCGGCTCCAATTCCATTATGGGAACACTGCATCTTGATGGTGCGATTTCTTAAACAACCCATCCATTACAACTGTCTACCACGCACCTGCCAAACAGTGTTTTTAGGGAGTTGAGTGAAATAGGGAAGAGAGGAATCGAACCTCTATTGTTTACCACTTGGGAACTGATTTACAGTCAGCCGCAACACCTCCAATCGTTGCCGCTTCCCCAAAATGCGCGGACACCTCACTCCATATCTCTGTACGCGACCGCGCTACGCATACAGTATCAGATCAGCTCGGCACCATCGGAACGGAAGGATTCGAACCTTCAATCCGGCTCTCATTGTTGTTTTCCGTGTACACGCCACTTTTACCAATTAAGATACGTTCCGAAACCGCCACAAGACGGTTAGCAATAATGTTTTTCGTGCCATGCGTTGCACTATCCTGTGTGATATCACAGGAAATAGGCTGGTGAGGATTTGCACCTCACATAACAACGACTTTCCACAACGGGTAACACCCTTAACAGGTTCCTTCATTGCCTTGTTAATTCAATGACTTGTTCCTAACCAAAGCGTGGTTGTTTTATGCTTAAGCGTCTACCTTTTTCCGCCACAGCCTAATTGCATTTTTGACAGCTCAGGCACCGTGGGATAGGCACCCGAACTATCAATAGGAATCCGCCTGTATTGCTCGTCAGCAAATTACGGGACAACCATCATCCAACACCAAGCGTTCTTCCGCCTTGCCGCACTCCGCGGCAAACGCCACCGAACGGTCTCGCACCGTCCTTAACAGAAACTTCCTAGTAGCGAAAGGAGAAATACGAACTTTTCGTATTCCGAGATAAGCTTTAAACCTATCTCTCAATCGGAACGGCAGGACTTGAACCTGCGACATCAATTCAGTACATAGAAGAATGAAAAGATTGCTCTTTCCTCTGAGCTACGTTCCGTCACAGCGCGCATAGCGCGCCGTTTATGATAGTATTTTTGATCTTTTTATTTTGCCGACGTCCACTAACACCGAATAATTGCTTGCGCCGAGTTTTTTCTTGCAAAAACCGAATGCCAGTGGACTTAAGCTATACTGGATGCTCCGACTTCTCAGACTGGTGCTCAGCGTCACTGTCAAGATCCAGAACGTCGGTTTCTCCCGTATGTTTTTTTCTGCTTATATGTATTCTTCCGACCGTAGTTAAAATTTCCGGCAGGAAGCGAATACCAAATATCGGGTCATACAAAACCATATCATCATCTCCACATTGCAAATATATTGACAAGAAACAATGCAATAAGTGATCCCCAGACTGCCACAGCGTCCTTTTCGTTGCTACTATCTCTTCCAAGTAAGAAAAACGTCAAAATCGCAAGGGCATCAAATGTTGTTATGACTGTTTTTAAAATCAACATAATTTACCTCCATTTTCAAAACTGCCCGTACCGGACTCGAACCGATAAATGCTGGGATCAAAACCAAGTGCCTTACCATTTGGCAAACGAGCAATGCAAGCAATCTATTTCTCCGGCATATAGTAAACAAGGTTATCAAATACTGTTACTGCCATCCTTGGATCATCCATCTTGACGCATCTAATCGGTGCATTTTGAGATGCTGAAACTAATGCAGAAACTTGTTTCTCGTCCATATTTGTGCAAACTACCTGTACAGGCGCATATGCTTTATGCATGTCCATAAATACTTCTGCTGCTCGTTCTGGTGTAGCATATTTCCCAATAACAAAAGTTCTTCCATCAAAAGTAGCGCTTATGCATTCATAGCTTGTTCTAAATTCGGTCCGGTCAAAATCATATGAAGCATCTTTTTTCTGTGACACAACCCTCATTCATCTTCCTCCGACCCATCCCAATCCGGACAAGAAAACTCTTTTTCTACATAATCTCCGACATATTCGCTCTCACTGTTTGTGCAAAAGTAATCTCCATTCTGCTCTTCACAATAATCGCAATTAAAACACATTTCTAACATTTTATTTGCTTCCTTTTGGAATCTTTTTGAATTATATTATCGAGTGTAATTTTTGAAATTTGTCTGATGTGAATTTGATTTGATTGTCTTTGATGTGATTATCGATAAAGTATTATCGCACTATACCATGTGCTATATCCGATTCTGTATACCATATACTTTATGTCTACAACTTCCGAATGTACTTCGGTCAAGCATTCTATTTTCCTATTGACCATATCCCGGAAACTAATTTCAGAATCCGATTCTATTGGTGCCGTGATTTTAAGTGATCTTGTATAGTCCCTCCATGATAGACATGCCTTTTTGTTTTTGAGGATATTTTAGGGACTTAGTAGGCAGCTCCTTCTGGGCTTTTGCAACCCCCTCCCCCTCCTGTTGGCTGCTTCTTCCGGCGTTTTCCTTTGCTTTAAATTATTCTAATTGTTCGTGCAATTCTCTGTTTGCGTTCTAACTATTCGTTAAACCTAAGTTTCTTAAACTGTTTAAACGAAAGCATGCGGCGCAAGGCGCTTAAATACTGGGGTTTGAATTGTTTGAATTGTCTATCACGATTTCACCATTATCCGGGCTTGAATTGTCAAAGTTGTCCGGCAATCTCGCACAATTCAAGCCTCCCAGTTTGGGGAGCTCCGAAGCTGTCAAAGCTCTGGATCTGGCTCCCTGGTCTCTTACACCCGGCATATTAAAGCCGCAGTACTTGTTGAGTGACGGCATGTAGCACATGGGATTGTTTTTCCCGGAGATCTGTAAACCTACAAGGCTTTCTTCCCGCATTTGGTCAATCTTTTTGCAAATGTCGGAAGCCGTGGAGCCTAGCCTTTCGCCATTTACCCAACCGTTAAGTGTATCTCTATGTATGCCAGTAAAGAAAGTAAATCCAACTATATTTATTACTTTCTCAAAATCATTGCAAAGCCTTATATATATATCTAAAACTTTATTGACCTTATCAATATCATATTTATTGCTAATATGATTGTCATCTTTAAGGTATACAGGGTTGATCTTAAAAACATTGTCATATACATACTGACAACAGTTATACCATCTATTCTGCGATACCTTGCACATGTCTGCAATATTCCTATCGTCCATCCAGAGGTGGATATATTTATCAATGTCATCTTTGTATATCTCGTCTATATCTACTCTTTCTGCTCTCTGTGCATCTGACATATATATACCTCCTTTCTGGATCGTAAAAAAATAAACCGATACAATCGAGATCATCAAGATCTTAACTGTACCGGCTGCATGACTTCCGTTTCCATCCTCCGGGTCCTGTGCGCTCTCTGTTGCCCGGATGCTTTTTAATTTACGATAATAATATCATTTGTGCATACCCTTGTCAAGTATAAATTTAAACTACTGGGTATATCGCATATATATATCCGCGCGTGTTAAAGTATATAGTTTATGATTTTTGTACTGTTGATATATACTATATAATATTTACTCCTTGATAAAAAAATACAATGTATTGGAGAGAATATACTAATCTAATCTTATCTACGTTTCCATTTCGTATCCATTCTGTATACAAAATTTATCGCTTTAAAGCATAAACGTTAAAATAAATCAAAAAAGAGAGGCAAAACCTCTCTTTCTCTAGCTTTTATAAGCAGTATGCGATATAGTAAACTTTCCCAGCATCTTTTACTATTCCCCAATCAGGGAGAATCTTCTTTCCTTCTATCATCTGCTTGTATTCTTCCCGTTCTTCCTCATCAACTCCCCATTCATCCATATATTGCGTGAAATTCTCTTCGAAGTCTGTGAAAATCGTTGATCCGTTTTTCAAGTGCTTTTCTGCTTCTGTTTTTGTGCATCCGTTTTTCATTAAAATCTCGACATCTGTCATAATTCATTCTCCTTTTTTTATCTTGTTTATTGGTTACTGGGCGGCTTTTGCGCCGCCCTTTGTTGCTTGGTGCTTAATTGTCCTCTATGCCCTTTTGGGTATCGTCTATGAGGCGGTCAACCATTTTTTCAGCTTTCTCATAATCCTTAGCCTTCAATACTTCCTTAAGGTCTTTCAGATCCTGTAAAAGTCTTCTTAAGTAACTTTTAAATACGCTCATATCTTCGTCCATGATTCCCCTTTCTGGCTTTCGCCTTATTGCCTTTCGACAATATTATAATAGCATATGTTTATCACTTTTGCAAGTGATATTTTAAAAGTTTTTAAATTTTATTTTTCTGTTCCAGGTCTTCCGCTGTCTCCTCATATATAAATATGTCTTTGGGCTGCATATCAAGGATTAAGCACAGGCTATTCAATGATTTAGCACTTATATTTGTGTCTTCGTTTTTAATCTTTTTAAGCGTGTCTTGGCTTAATAATCCGCTTGTTTTGGCTTTATATGTATTAAACCCAGCACGCTCTAAAGCATCACCGACGTTAAAGCGATATTTAATCATTATAACATCTCCTTTCTATATTGTTTTTTCATTTTTTATAATAATATAGTAGGATTTAAAAGTCAACAAAAATATTTCTAAAAAAAGTTATAAAATGACTTGCATATTTCTTTTTAAAGTGATATTATAATACCAACAGGAAATCAAAAATATTATCCAAGGAGGAGATCTTATGAATGAATTAAATTGGTTAGTGGTTGTCAGAACCAAAGCATCAAAATTTGAACCGGAATACAAGAATGTTGTGGCTGCTTTTAACTCGCTTGTGCTTGCAGAAGATTTTATAAATTTAGTTATCCCAGAAGCAACAAGAAAGCGTTTTTATATCGAGCATAGATAAAAAAGCCGAAACGGTCAGAAATGACCGTCAGCTGCGGACCGGTCGCCGCGGCTCTGATGATGGCAGACCAGAAAGGGAATACATGCGGAAAGAATTTATAAAAAATGTATTAGATGTCGAAGTAAATGGATTCGCTTGCAAAGTAAGGTACATTGTTAGAGCAATGTATAACGTTATCGATGATGACGGATTCGCAACGATTGATCAAAAAGTCATTGAGGATGTGACGCTATCTGATCAGGAGATCGAATTGGAAGATCTTAAAGAGTGCTATGCACCGTTGTGTTGCAATTAGTCAAAAGCAGCCCGCCCCGGAGGTTACGAGGACAGAAAGGGAAATATGAATAACTGGACAATAGAACAATTATATGATCTTTGGAGAGGTCGCGGATATACAAAAAAAGAAGCGCAGGCGAAAGCTGAAAAGGATTACAAAGAAATGCACCGGAAGAAATCAGAAACAGAATGCCACAAGACTATGCAAGAAATGCTTTACAACTAAGTCGAAACCGCCCGCGCGGCGGTCTGCAGGAACTGCCCCACCTGCACCGATGAGACAGGGCGCATGATGAAAGGATGGTTGATCGTATGAATAAATTAAAAGAAGCTGAGAAAGCATTTTTGAAAGTTAGAGATTATTTTTTAGAAACTCAAGAAGATTTCGCGCTGGCGAAGGCGTATAGCAAGCCCTGGAAGTGGTACAGAGAACACACAACAGACGAAGCTATTGAGATTTTGAGAAAAGAAGCAAACGCATAGAAAGGAAGGTTGATATTATGGAATTTATGGAAAAATTACAGAAACAGAAAGACGATGCGAAAGCCGCTTATATTAAAGCCCGGGACGAATGGGCGGACACCAGAACCGCCGAAAATATCAAAGGTGATCCCGAAAAGTGGCGCGCCCTTTGCGATCGGAAAATGGACTGTATGCGCTTGGGTGTTATTATTTGAAAAAGTGCAGAAATGCAATATGCCGGGGAAATTCCCCGGCTTGCTTTTGCCCGTATACCGCGGAATACAGCACGAAAAATGCGTGCAAAGATCAAATGCGCGCAAATATGCAAATCGTCATTATCTCACTAGGGTATTGTCTGGCGAGCTGCGCTTTTTTTGGTTTATACTTGTTGACGCAAAGCAGATGCATTGCGCGTTGACATTTTGGATGTATTGTGCATATAATGACTTATAGGCATGTGCGCGCCTATAATTGCAATGTCACGTAGACATTTGCTTTATTTGTTGCACTCATTTTGCGCATTTGTGCGGAGGTTTCCGCTCCTGCATTATTTCAGCGCTTCCAAACGGACGATGGACACATAGCAAGATCGAGTGCGTCCAGAACACGGTTGAGTGCAATATAAGCCTGAGCCTGCAAAAAAGTTTCAAAAAAATTTTGCAAAAATCTGAACAAAATTCTCAAAATCTCAAAAACGGTTTTTCGTGCCGAAATCTGACCCTAGGGGGGTACCAAATTTTTTCCGAATATTTGGGCGAAAATTTCAAAAATTTTTTAAAAATTAAAAACCGAAAATCCTTTTCCAAATCTTAAGGTAGGGGGAATCTAAAATTTTTCCGAAAGTTTTCGGAAGTAAAAAGTAAAGCTTTTGCGGCATAATCGCTTTTGTTTAGTTCATCTATCAACTTTTCCCTTGTCATTCCAGGGTTTGTCTTCTGCACATACATTAACAATTCATCTATTTTGTCCACTATGCCGCCCTCCAATCAATGTTTGCCATCAAATCATCCAGCAAATAAATTAAATCTGCCCCATACAGGCTTATCCAGTCCGCAAGATACTCTTCCTGCTCAATTGGCATATGAATGTTATAGGAAAAACAAAAACAATGGCAAAGCTCATGAGCCAGTATTTTGCGCAAATAGCCATTTTTCGGTTTATCTGAAACATATATAGCCCTGTCGTTCCAATCGGTCACAGCAAGGCTGGTAGAGCCATCAGAGCGCATCAGCTTTCCGCTTGCACTGTGAACAAATTCTATTTTCCATTCAATACCATTTATTAAAAACATATTTTACCTCCAAAAAAGAAACCACCAGCCAAATATCAGCTAGTGGTTTCTAAATTCATGCTTATTTTACCTTTTATTCTTCAATAAGTAGGTAATTGATGTATCTTGTCGCCGTATCGTTGAGGTCTCTATTAAAATCAAGCAGATCAAGAGCGTATTCCGGTGGATATCCATAACTGGCGTAATATGCCTTTTCGATTGCGCGTAAGTTGTGCAGATCCGATAATTCCACGAGAATCTTGTGGTATAAAAATTTTCGAGTCCAACCAAACCGTTCTAGGATTATACTTAACTTCCAGTTGTTCTTTGAAAACCATGTTTCCGTTTCATGTTTCCATCGAATCTCCCAGTGCTCAAACGGGTCTTTCTCCGGAATTTCAGCCTGCGTATTTTTCAGAGCCTGTTCCATGTCGTGAAAGCGATTGATGTATTGAGCCGTGAAAGCCGTTCCCTTAACTCCGGTCAGCTTGTGCGCGATAAATTCGCATCCTTTCTTGGTAATGTCGTAGCAAGGTCTGCTTTGGTTGTTAGCATCTTTATATGTATTTTCTCGAAAGAAATCAACCAACGCAATTTTGCTCTCGTTGCCCAAGCCAATATTGGCTTGGGCGATTTGCGATGTATATCGCCGTATATCTTTCAATAATTTGCCGTGTTCTTTCCCAACCATTTCCGAAACTTCCATACTGGTTAACGTCTGTTCTAATTGTTTCATATGAATATTGTTCATCAGCAAATCCCCCATTTCTGCTTAAATGAAATAATTGTGTTCAAAATAAACTGCAAAAATTTTTCGTCCTGTATGCTCTGGATTTCCGTTATCAGCTGTTCTTTCATCTCGCACCGCCTTTCTTGTCGGATGCAAGGTTACTTGTAAAAATCCACACACATTTTAAAAAGTGTTCGCTGAGTACATTCAGATTTTTGGTAATTTCTTCAATATACATTTCTCTCATAGATTTTTCCTGCCTTTCAATTTTTTCTTGAAAAGAGATACTCTCTATGATAAAATATTTCACAGAGAGTTATCTCGGTTGATAAGAAGTTGTTTTCGTTGGTAGCGTGGCAACTTCTTATTTTTTTTGACCTTTTAGCTTTTCAATCCCCGCTCTTATAAGTTCTAATATGGAATATCCACTTTCTGATGAAAATTTCATAATTTCATCTTTTTCTTGCTTCGATACTCGAACATAAAGTCTTTCATTCATAGGATTGTCAACTTTAGGTCTGCCTGTGTGTGGAGACATTCTCAGCACCTTCTTTCTGTACGCACATTTAATATATAATAGTACGCACAAAAAGTCAATACCTTTTTGAAAAATTTCCAAATCCACAAATCACTAGCTGATATTCAGTTGTCAATGTTCAAACAAACAGGGGCATTTCTGCCCCTGCCATTACATTTTGGAAACAAGCGTTGACAGCTTGCTTTTTGTCATTGTGCGCTCTTCCGGCGTCATGTCGGAGATAAGTTCCGCCATATCCTCCGAAAGCTCTTTCATGTATTTTTCAAGGTCATGCATCTTTGCGTCCTTGTCCTCCGGCGTATTGCCTTTGTGAAGCTCTTTGCTTTCCATGTAGCTTCTGCGGCTCATTCCGCTTTTACCCTCTCTGCGGTCACGCATACCGCCATCTGCCGCAATTGTAGGCTCTGTGTAATACATTTTGCCAGAGTGACGATCCATATCACGGTCGTGTTCCATTTCCCGGTACATTTCCGGTGTCATGTGCCAGTACGGAGGTTCTTCATATCCGCGGCGCGTACCTCTTCCCTTTGGCGCGAATCTGCCGTCTGCATACCGGTAACGGTCATAATACCGTCTGCCGTCTCCGTAACGCTCAAACATATCAAGAACCTGCTCTGGGTCTGATTCGTCCATTGATTTTGTAAGCGTCCGGTAATACATGGCTTCCGCAAGGTCTTTAAGCATGTCCGTGACTTTTCCCATCTCTTCTGTATCTACACATTCGATACCTTTTGCAAACTCACACTCTGCGCTTTCAGACAGTTTTTCGATCATTTCGTGCATTCTCTTAATATCCATAAAACCGCCCTCCTTACGCTTCCCGGACTGCAATTAAATTGCTGTTCTGAACTTCGATTGCCTGCGCAGACGTATTCTGTACCGCTACCGTAACACAGCAACCGCGAGGAACGTCCACATATGCCTGCGCCGAAACGTTAAAGAAGTTTTCAACTGCCGCCGGTGTAACAATCATTCGAGTTGACTGCAACGGTTCTCCATCAATTGCAATAGCCAGTGAAATAGCTTCAACTGTGCCACCTGTAGGAATTTGAATGTTTCCGGAATAAGATACCAAAAATCTTGCCCGGCACTGATTTGTAAGTCCTCTTAATTTAACAATGCCGCTTCCCTGTCTATGAACAATGCATTTTGTTGCGCATACCGGAGTTTCTGTAAGTGCTACATCTTCGCCCTGTGCAACTGTTTGTAATGCAATTCCTGTAAATTCTGCCATAATATGACCTCCTTATTTTAATTCTGCTATTGTTTTTGTATCGGAGCTCGAAAAAACAAATCCGTGGTCTGGAGAAAATTTTTCCATCAATAGCTCAGAATAATCTTTTTTTGCCATTTTTTCTACTGATCCAGTTATTTCCGCAAGAGTTTTAAGCTCCGAAATGTTAAGCTTTTCAAAATCAATCTTTTTGATTGCTTCGATAAATTTATTTTTAATTTCGTCCATGTATTCTACCTTCCTATTCATGAAATAAAGGGCAAACATATTTCAGTCTGCCCTTTGCGCTTATAAGTAATACTGCTTTTGCAGACATAGTCGAGTTAAACTCAATTAAGATACTCAATTATTCAATTTTGTGTAGCAACTACTTTTAGCAGCTACATCCTGTGTTGCATCCACAACCATACGCATAAGCGTTAGGATTTGGCACAACATATGCCGGGATTGCAGCTGGATTTACAGCGTTGATGATCTGCTGGGTCTGTGCCGACATTGCAGTAGTGAGCAATGCAGACTGGCGATCCTGTGAAGCGGCTCTTCTTAAGTCGTTATTTTCTGCCTGTAAGGAAGAAATCTTTTCCTGGCACAGGTAATCAAGGATTGCCCTTGTTCCTGCCTGCTGACTGTCAATAATGTCTCTCGTGTTGCTGTTCATGGTGTTCTGCAGCGCACAGGTGTTCTGCGCCATATTGTAGTTCACGCCCTGGATAGCTTCTCTGGTCTCACAGCAGCAATTAGCCAGCTGGGACTGCAAAGCATTCTGTGCCTGCATAAGTGTTACATTTGTGGTATTAAATCCCTGCTGCGTCTGATATCCAAGGTTGCAGATTGCATTGTCTACACCATGGAAACCGTTCATAACGGCGGTATTCTGTGCGTAAAATCCATCACAGAGACCATTTGCAATACCATCTAACTTCCCGATGATAGCCTGCGTGTCAAATCCACGCTGAATTGCAGAGTCGGTGTATGCAGATGCTGTCGCTCCCATGCCTCCGTTTCCTCCCCAGCCATTGCCGCCAAAGCCGCCCCAGCCAAAAATCATAGCGAAGATAATGATAGCCCACCAGCCATCGCCGCCCCACATGCCATCATTGTTTCTTCCGTTTCCTGTCACTGCTGCAATATCAGCAAGACTAGGAGATGCGTTTCCATTAAACATTTTGTTTACCTCCATCTGATTTATTTACAAATGGGATAACCGGTTATTGTGCGCGCAACCCAAAATGTACTAATGATTAAACATACTCATAACCTTTTGCTTTGCTTCATCTATTGTAATTCCTCTTTCTTTACAAAGATTTTCTGCCATTGATTTTAAGCCATTGCTGTCTCCGTTTTGATACATTTGCATGGCATTTTTAGCCATTGGATTATTCTGTACCTGTGGGGAATTTATCATTTGATTCAAAATCATTTGCATCGGATTCATTCGGATTCACTCTCCTTTTTAATTTGAGAAGTTTTTTTCTGTGGAACCGGAATTTTACCAATACGTTCCTCTAACTGTTCAATTTTCCCAAACAGTTCGTCAAACTTTCCCATAAATGCCCCTGTGCACTCGTCTGATAGGTCAAATTTCATTTTTTCCGTCTCATGCGATAAATTGTTAGTCATATCATTTAAAACAGGCTTAAAAACGATTGTGCGGATTGTACCATCTGAGTTCCAGCTTTTGGCGTATATTTCCGACATATCCTGCTTTGGGAAAAACGCCACGCTTCCATCCATCGGCACATCGTTTGCAGTAATATTTTCAACAGAAGGCACAATTTTCCCATTTATTCCAATAGGCGTCATTTGTGTCTGCTGAATTTGCTGTGTTTGCGCCGGTTGAAAATAATTTTGCGGCTGTTCAATTCTTTGCTGATTACCATATGGATTATACCCATATGATGCCTGATAAGGAATTTGCTGACTATATCCCGGTGCCGGATAAACTCCGTTCATGTTCATTTTCTTCAACCTCCTCCAAAACATCCTCGATTGCGTGAATGATAGATGACTGCGTTGACAAATCTAATGATTGCAATTCTTTTCTGGCAAAAATTTTCTCAAGAACATCGTCAGAAAACATTATCATCCCTCCCTTTGCTTATATTGTGGCATAAAAAAAGACGGTAAAACCGCCAGAATACCGTCTAAATAACGCCTGTTTCCCGCCGTATCACCGCCAAAATTGCAATAAAAAAAGAACGCATCAAGCGTCCGTACATTTGTTCGTGTTACCTTTGGTGTTACCTTTGATTTTGACTTTCAGAAAAGACACCATTCAGAATCTCCTTTCTTACAGTAAAATCAAGGCTTCACAAGGTTTTCAATTTTAAAAAAATAGTAGCGGAAGGGAGATTTGAACTCGGTATCAAACCCCGCAAACCCGCATAAATACTAGGTTTCTTTACACCTAAAGGTGTTACCTCGTGTTACCTTTTACATCGATAGTGCTTTCGCAATGTATTCTTGCATCTCACTCTCTGTTTTATTATTAAAATAATAATGGTCAAGCGTTGTTCTAATATCAGTATGACCCATTTGTGTTTTTATTACAGATTCTGGAACATTTCCATCTATGAGCTTTGTAGCATATGTCTTTCTCGCCTTATGAATTGATCGCTCACCAATTTTAACTTTATCGCAGATCACATATAAACGTCTTGTAAATGCTTGTCCTTTTATCCTTTTACCGTTTTTCATAAAAATATATTCTCCGAAAGGGTTAAGCATTTTTATTTTTCTCATAAGTTCATTGGTATCTTCGGTAATTATAACATCTCTAAATCCGGCATCGCTCTTTGGAAAATTCTGAACATCAAACACATATTTGCCACTATCATCTCGGTATCGTATTTCTGTCTTTGATATATGTATCTTATTTTCTGCAATATCTGACCATGAAAGCGTGGATATTTCTCCAACCCTTAGTCCGGTTTTAAATGCCAAAATAATTCCAAGTTCAATCAATGTAGGCTGGTCTTCCATTATGAATTGTTCAATCAAAAGCTCTTCATCTTTAGAAAAAACTAATTCGTTGTCAGACTTATGATTCCTTTTAAATGACTTCTCCGAAATTTCTAAATCACCCATGAAATTGGTTATGCTCAAGCTAGTATAATGTTTTTTCTTTGCATATTTGAAAATTCCGTTAATCAATATCCGCATATCGGAGTACGCTTTCTGCGTAAGTTCCAGCTTTGAAATAGCTGTTTTTATGAATGATTCCAATATTTCTTCGTCAATATACCGGATTTTTCTATTTGCAATCGGCAAATACTCATTTTCAAAAAATCTTTTAAAATTCGTTTCGTACTTGTCCTTTGTCTGCCTTGTTATTTCACCATATTCCAATTTTTCAGAAATCCAGCTAGAATATACTTGGCTGATTGTCGGTTCATCTTCCATGGCTTTATAAAACTTCACTATCTCGTCCTCTATCGCCTTTTCAGATGTTCTTTTTACAAGTTTTTTCCCTCTCTGGCTTTCTTCATCGGGCAAATATGTGTAAAACTTACCGTCTTTTCCTTCCCAAATGCTATAATTGTGTTTTTCAATAAATTTCTTCCTTTCGTTCATCTCAATTTTTTTCTGAATGGTGTCTATGTCGATAATACCATTTTCAATGGCAAAATTCAACAATTCACTTTTAGAAAGATTTTCCGTTTAAATCACCTTCCAATCTCTTGACTTTTTGCTTTATATCAAAGATACGCCTTTCTACTGTTCTTAGCGGAATACAAATTTTCATTGATATTTCTTTTGGTATAAATCCACGGGCAAGAAGAGAAAATATTTCCTCTTCCTGCTCCGTAAAATTGGCGTTTTCAATAATTACTTCAAGCTCTGGCTTAGTCAGTTTTGAAAACTTCATAAGCCAATATCCTCCAATATTTTATTTTTCTTCCTGCCAAATCTTCGGTGTACCGTCTGCATTGAGCATAACGGTACATCCGGTACCATTCCGCTGATACACCAGATACATGACGCCCGTGTCTTTGTTCGCATAGATACCGTAATTCCGTTCACTTTCTACCAATACCATCATATTACCGTATTTTTCTCATATTCCTCTTTGCTGATGATCCTGATACATCCCTGACTCACACCTAAATTTTTCGCCATGTTTGCAATGGATTTTTCCACATAGTTGTATGCACTTTCTTCAAAAATCCTTGGTTTTTCTTCTGCGACCGTTAAATCCATGTTCTGCTCCGCATATCCAATGGAACCCTCTCCGCCAAACATTTCTGAATCCTTAATTTCAAAGTATAATGATATTCTGATTTTCATTTCATTCATTGTTTTTCCTCATCTTCTGCTGTCTGTATCATGACAGCACCTCCAAATCTTCCAATGGAACATAATGTTTTAAATTGTTCGCATAATAAACAACAGCACATTTTACCGTTTCTTTTGCTCTTTTCGATACATAAAACGCTTCTGGAATGACTCCGATACCTACATCACATTCATCTTCATAAATCGCATCAAGATAGCCTTTTATGACAATATCCTTATATCCAACAATTACACCTGTGAAATTCTTATCAACGTGTTTGAAATAAGTTTTCTCGATATATTCAACATTTTTTTCGACAGTGCCATCATTGTTTCCATCTGCCAGATTATTGTCCATTGCATCAGCAGTTAATGTTTTCCTGTCGAGATACAGCCATCTTCCGTCTTTAAATGGCTTATAAAAGCCTTTGCATTTTACTTTTTCAAATAAATTCATGGCAACACCTCCACAAAATTTAAGGTTTACGCAAACCGGAGCTGTCCGGTCTGCTCTGCTTCTATCTGCATGTTTGGCATACGTTCCGCTACGCACAGTTCCGAAAGATTTGCTCTGACCAGCGCTGCCGGTATCGGCGGACACACTGCATTGCCGCAGCGGCGCACCTGTTCGCTCCGCGGATACGTCTTGCCAGTGTAATCGTGATCAATAATATAATCATCTGGAAATCCCTGGCATCCATATAACTCTCTTGGCTCTAACATTCTCAGACCAATATCTACGATCTGATAATCTACACCCTCAATTGTAACCAATCCAAATCTGTCTCTGGATGTGATCGTGTCCAAAGGTTCCTTGATGTCTTGACCCGTTCCCTGTCCATAATATTTCACAAGAAAAGCTCTGACTTCCCCGAAGTGCCCCGGTGATGTTGTGATGGTATGTAACGGCTCGCGCAGATCCTGCCCGGTGCCGCTCTTATAAAATTTACTTAAAAACGATGTAACCAATCCGTACCGGTTCGAACCATCCACGGTCATGATTGGATCTTTAATTGTCTGTCCTCTGACTTCTCCCTGCGCCGTTTCAGAATGGTACTGGATAAGTGTAGGACTGATTAAACAATGTTCATTTTTGCTCACGATAGTTGTCAAAGGTTCTTTGACATCTTTACTCCGATCCTTTGTGAATCCAGTCTGCCCTATCTGCACCATGTACGGCTCACACAGATAATGCTTTCCGCTCCCCACAATAGTCGGCAATGGCTTTTCGATGTCGTGAACTCTAGGCGCCTGTCCTTTCCTCTCCCCGTACCCAATAGGAACAATAAACGGTTCCGGGTTGTCCAGCACAAACTTTTTCAGTCCTCGTGCTATTCTCTCCATCGTCTTCGGAGCCAGCGGACGCACTGCCCGGATCCCGTATTTCTCTTTGATTTCTTCGGAACTATCAAAGATACTGGGACACGGAAGAGAAAAATCAAGCTGCGTGTATGCACCCACATACGGCTTGAGCAGACCAGCCTTGACCTCTTCACTGTCTGCCGGTGCATGTGTCGGCTCTGGCCAGACTATCGGCTTACCATCACACCGCGCGATCATGAAGAATCGTTTGCGCATGGTCGGCGCTCCATAATCAGCCGCAACCAACTCCCGGAACTCTACCTCATAGCCTAAATCTGTGAGCTGCTGAACAAACTTCCGAAATGTTTCGCCCTGTTTGCTCTTGATCGGATGATGCCGCCGCCCAAGCGGTCCCCAAGTTTTAAATTCCTCCACATTCTCCAGCATGATTACTCTCGGTCGTACCAATCCCGCCCATCGGCAGGCTACCCATGCAAGACCACGAATGTTTTTATCCTTTGGCTTTCCACCCTTGGCTTTGGAAAAATGCTTACAGTCCGGTGAGAACCATGCAAGTGCCACCGGATGCCCTTTGCAGGCTTTTACCGGATCAACCGCCCAGACGTTTTCGCAGTAATGCTTTGTGTTTGGATGATTAGCTTTGTGCATCTTAATGGCTTCTGGATCATGGTTGATCGCAATATCAACGCTATAGCCAGTTGCCAGTTCTATCCCAGTGGAAGCGCCGCCCCCGCCGGCAAAGTTATCAACTAGCAATTCTCCGTTAATCATTTGCAACCACCCCGCTTTCGCTTCTCAAGTAATCCATATACCCCACAGACTGGGTAAGCACATACACCGAAACAGCGTTCGTGATCCTATCTACCAGTTCAGCAGAATCCTTGTGCCTTTCATACGCATCTTTTACCACTTCGCCGATCTGCGTGTACTGTGCTTTCCCCTGGCTGTTGATCCATGCAGTCAGATCTTTTACCGCTCCACATTTTATCTGGGATTTTAAATAGTCCGTCATTTCAATCTGACCATCACACTCATAATTGCCTAAATCTTTCATTTCCTCTCAAAGGAACCCGGCGCGCCTTTTATCCGGATAGGTCCCGGCTCCTTTCTCTAATTTCCTTTTTCGTTGAACCCGATCAGGTCAATACCATCGAAGTCCATGCTGTACTGACCATCTATGTTTTTATCTTCCATCCACCAGTCAAACACGCCTTGACCTGTTTTCCATCCTACTATGTCTTTATTCCCACATTGTCTGCGGCGTTCTAGCATCCGGTCAAAAGCTCTGATATAAGCTTCTTTGTACTTTGGATATTGCGCAAATTCTTTGTATCTGCTTTTACCGCCCATCGGACAACCTATACAACCAATCCTGCTACATCCACCCGGACAACCACCGTTATACAACGGATTTATCTCTATTCCCTCATGTCGTATGTACCACCACAAGTAATCATTGTCCCAATTGATGATTGGATTTACCAACGTTTTACTTGTTCTGTAGCAGCTTTCGACTATTCGGCGCGTTTCTGCATTTTCGTAGTTTAGCACAACCACCCCTCCCGCCGCTGTTGATTGAAAATTTTCATCATCGGCGCGTTTCTTGATCTCTTTGTTTGGCTTTGTAAATGTCACAATGCCCTGATTCTGTGCCCTTTTTATGCTCTCTGCTTTTCTTACGCCAGTAATCAATTTCTTCCCTACGCCGCTACGTTCTTTCAGTTCTTCACAACAGTAACGGAAACGCCTTGTCGGCGGTGTCTTATGCTTTACGATCAGCTGCCACATTGTCATCTTTGGGTATTCTATCAGCACTTCCGACTTGCTTTTTACATACCTAACAGTTTCCGGCGCATCCACTGTTGTCAAATTGTGCACCGCTACGAACGGAACACCCGCTTTTTTTGCCAGATGCAAAATCACATCCGAGTCTTTACCTCCGCTATATCCAAGCTGGTACGGCTCATTTCCTGTAAATGTATGTAGTATATCTATTGCCTGTTTTTCTAAATCCATCTTTCAAAAGGAGCCGATGCGCATCTTCCCGGGAAGCTCCGCTCCTTTCTGATTTATTTTTTCTTACCTCTGGTCTTGAACTTATACACATCGTTTCTCTGCCGGCTTACCGCACTCCGGTAGCCGTTCAGCTTACTCGCTCTGCTCTTTCCCATGTGCACCTCCCTCTATGGCATCTAAGCATCCGTTCCACCCTGCATCGAACCTTCCATTGTCACAATGATCTGGATGATCTGATCTCTCCGGCAGTTCCCTGAGTGGGCACCAATCTGGTCTCCATGTTTTTTCGTTCTTCGGATTATATTCTTCCTGTCCGTTCGTTGGTCTGGCAAGGCAAAGTGCAAGCCCGCCTTTCTGCGGAATTGTAAGCAACAAAGGACATTTAGTACATCGTTCCGGCATATCTATTACTAATACGGCTTTAGCCATCTACACCACCGCCTTTCACAATCTCGATTGCATCATCCGTAAGCATTTCTTCCGGCTTTCCATGCAACCGTACACCAGAATTATATTCTTCGCTTCTATCTTCCAACTGCTCTACAACCTTGTCCGGGTCGTAGGCGGTCGGCTGCGAATCAATAAAATCGAGAATTGCTTTCATCTGACTTTTATTGTAATTTCGCCCATTGAACTGCAAATTGTCTGCATCAATCAATCTTCCCTTCGTTTGCCCTCCTGTTCCAATCTGTAGTTGCTTTCGTTCGCTCGTCTTTCCCTGTTCTGATGCCTCCGCCCTGATCCATATACATCTCACATTCATAGCTTTTTGGGAGTTCTGTTCCGCATTTCATACATTTGATTTTGAACATTACCCCAACAGCCAAATGTGATGACTTATTTATAATGGTTAAGAACATTGCTTTTCCGCCACAAAACGGGCATGGCTTAAGTTCTTCGTTCATTCTTCATCCTCCCATTTCAGCTTTTGACCGCAACTTGGGCAATAGGCGGAATTATCATTTTTAAAGCATCTCGGGCATGATGGACAAATCATTGCGTTTCCCATTATTCTCGGTCGCTTCGCTGTCTGTTTCTCCACAGCCGCCCGGCATTCTTCTAAAGTTCCAACCTTACGATATTGCCGCCAGTCGCTTAACGCTTCAGCAAAATCTTTCTTCATCTCCTGCAATTCTTCCGGTGTGCCGATTGCGCGGTACTGTTGTAATTCTTCCAATGCCTTGATCGCCACCTGAAGAGCGTCTTCACAACAATGGTCTGCGCCTGTTTGACCATACAAAGGACATTCCTCACACATTTCCGTATTTAATTCACTTGCCGCTTTTAAACAGTAAATTGCTATATTCTCTGTCATTCCTCCACCTCTTCTCTCAAGCACTGTTCCACCTATGTCACAGAGCACATTGCAACACCGCCTTCAATGGTTTTCGCACTTCCCTCGTCATAGGTCTCTATTGAGCAGATAAAATCAAGTAATTCCTCGTCCGTCATGCTTCGGATCCGGTCTGCATTGGTCTTTTTCTTTTTCGCTATGTATCCATCAGGATGTATTCCATTTTTCATATTTCTACCTCACTAAATCCACGGTTTTTACTGATACTCCATCCATTTTCCCGGTTCTGTAATATTCATCCGTATCAAAAAACAGAATGCGACCATCATCTTCCCTAGCATCTTCACTTCCGGCAAGTGCAATGCTTACACCATTTTTTATCAGTGTGCTTTTTAATAGCGTTAGTGCCGCGCTTATCTCCATCTTCGTTTCTTCTTTCATATCATGCCTCGCTTTCTCTGTATGGTTTCGGCAGCGGCATCCACGCTATTATCTCGACATCGGTATCGACCATATCAACATCACATCTGCCGTATTCTGCAAGATAATCAGTTAAAGTCGTTGACCACCAGTACCATGCGTCCGAGTAATGCACCCCTGTTGCCGTAAACGGTACATCTTTGATGTTCGCGTAATAAGATTCCGGATTATGATTCACATATGTAATGTTGACCGGGACGCAATCTTCCGGCAACCTCTCACTTACCGGAATCCACCGTCCAAACTCCGGGCGCTTCGCCATATTCTTCATGCATTCAATCATGTTCCCACTCCCTCCTGTATCTTAACTGATACGGCACCTCTCTGAATCTCTTAAGCGCGTCGCCGCTATCGTTGCGTTTTTTTTCTTTCATACCTTTATCTCACTTTCACATCAGTGTCATTTCTGCGAATTTTAAAATCCAACCCACACTCTTCTTTCAAGATCTGTATCTGATCTTCCCATGTAGCATAATCATCCATGATGCATTCTGCCTTTTTATTGAAGCGATCAACAAATCTCTGTATTCGGCTTTTACCAAAGTCAAACTCATCGTGCAAAACCATTGCAGACAAAATCGTTACCGTGTCTATGGTATTTAATTTAATCTTGCTAACGCATTCATCTATTGCATTCTTGGGTAGCGCAAGTGGTAATTTTGTTGCGCCGCGAAAGCGGCACTCTTCTTCCAGAGAGTCAATTCCCTTCTCCTTTGCAATTCGCAGAGCATATGCCATTCCCTCTCGCCTAAGTTCTTCATCTTTATTTCTCATGAATCAGTTCTCCTTTCTTTTCATCTCAATCGAATCGAGTTCCAAAAAGGACTGTGCATATATCTTTGAATTCATTTTCACGATCAGAAATTTGACCATCCAATTCATCAAGCCTATTAAGTAATGCTTTCTGGTATTCTTTTTCTGTAAAATCCGTATTGCGTTTTCTTCCCCTTGTTCTTATTGGAAGTTTTACATTTTCTCCGTTTTCCAATAAAATCCCAATAATTTTGTGCCTTGGGACGTCGTTTAGTTCCGCAAGAATCTCCAACTGTTCACCTTTATGCTTTGCATGTCGGTACCTGTTGCAAATTTCGCATTCGCCCATTTCCATCATTTCTTATCACGCCCTTCCCTAACATTTGTTTCCACCAAAGTTTTTTCTAATTCATCATAGTCATAAGATCTCTGATGAAAGTTATTAAATTTGTTTTTTGATCTTGGGTTAATCTCTTTCTCCTGCTTCTCCCAACTCCTTAATGCGGCTTTCCAGTCGGTTATTATTTCTCCATTACGTTTCCAACCTATTGATTTGTAGTAATCAATAAATGATTCTGCGCTAACACCATTCTTCCTCTTACGGCAATAATCAGCCACTTCCGCCAATGACGGTATGCACGCTTCCACTTCTTTCCCCGGCGAACTTCCTGCGCTCCTTATTGCATTCACTCCGGAGAAATTTTTTGAAGCATCGAATGTGTATGCTCCATTTCTTTTCGTATAAAGCATTGATTTTTCTTCTGCATAATTGGTTGGCTTATAACGGTCTTTTTGAATGCAGTTATGTAATTTCCAATGTTTTATGACAATAACATTAGATCCTGGAAAAGTAAGAACATAATGTTTGTCAATGAGAATTTGCAAGTCTTCCTTTGAAGCCTGGCACTCTCTTACTGTTTTATTGGCGCAGTCAACAAAACCGTCGTCATCTGCCCGTATGCATAAATGAAAAAACAACCCCTGCGCTGTGAGCGGCATGTCAAGAAAAGCATCTGACGTCACTAAATCTATACGAAACATCCGCTTACTTGCCATAATATCTCCTTCAAGTTCCCAAAAATTATCACTTTTCTACTTCCAAAAGCTCAATGACACGCGATCCTGCATCTTCCGGTCTGCAAAAAACAAATTCCACGCCGTACTTAAGCTGCATTGTCAGCATTGCTTTTCCAAGGACTTCCCCGCTCGTTGGCGGTGCCTTTGGAAGCGGTACATTCAACCACTTTCCAATGCCGTGCATGTACTTTATCTTGTTGTATCTCTCAAGCCTTGGATTGTGCCAATGAAAAACGTCTTCAATAGTTTTTATTCCATCCATGTTCTCAACCAAAACATACAGTGCTATATTGTTGTTCTGCGCCAAAATACACTCGTCTCGGAACCTTGGATGCTGTTTTCCGCAGACGTTTCCCGTAATCTCCTGCATGTCCTTCTTAGTATCTACGGCAACCTTGTAGCTTCCAATAAAGTCCATCTTCTTAACTTCCATCTTTCTTGCTGACTTTCGTCTTATAACGTCAAGAACGGTTTCTTCCGCGATAACATAATCTCCAACTGGAAGAGGTGCTCGTAGCACCTCTATGTCATTACGATCAAAATAGCGATTCTTAAGTATGTGCTGACCCTCTTTCTGACCTTTGTCCTCGATCAATAACATACATATCTCCCTTCCATTGATTTATCCGAGTCATTATTAAGTAAAAGGCAACTCTTCCTCAATTCCATCCGGAATATCCATAAAACCATCCGAATCTGTCATAGGCTGCGGTTTGTAACTTCCGTTGTCCTGCGAAGCCTGTTTGCTCTCTGCAAATTCACAGCTTTCGATCAAACACTCATTGGTGTACACCTTATTACCGTCTTTGTTGGTGTAACTTCCGGTCTGCCAGCTTCCTTCAATTACAAGCTTTGTTCCCTTTTTGCAATATTTTTCAAGGAACTCTGCTCTTTTACCAAACGCAAGGCAATTGATATAATCTGCCGTTGGCTGTCCATCCTGCTTAAATTTTCGGTCAACCGCCAGAGTAATTCTACCGATAGCTGTTGACTTCTCGCCCTGCGACCATCTTACTTCCGGGTCTTTGGTGCATCTTCCCATTAAAATCACTTTATTCATTCACTTATTCCTCGCTTCCTTAAAACGGGTAAAGGTTCATATCAACCTCTAATCCACGTTCCGCCACGTAAACATCTGATCCATATTTAACTGTTTCTTCTGTCTTTTGTTTGAATAGTGCGGGATCTCCGCTTTTATCTGATAAGTGAATTAGAACGACATTTCGCAATGCCGGATTATCGTTAGTAGAAATAAAGTCAAGTGCCGTTAGTAAACTCATATGACCTCTTAATCTGTGCTCGTAATTTGGTTCTTCTCGGTTCACAAACTGCATATCGTAGTTGGCTTCCACCATGATGTGATTAACACCATTAAATCGCCATCTGATGTATTCTGTGTCTGTTGCATACACAAGGCTTCCCATCTCTGGATGCGTAATGTAAAACCCAACGCACGGGCACTCTGAACCGTCTCCGTTGTTATGTAGCCATCTTCCAGATTTATCACGGTTTTCAAATGCCCTTATGTCAAAATTTCCTTTTCTAAAACGCATTTCAGAATATTTTATCGGCGGTCTGCATGGTTCAAAAACAGGAATGCCAGCTTGCACATATTGTAAGCTATAAAGACTATGGTCAATATGGAAATGGGTAGTAATCACAGCCTTAATTTTCATCACATTGAAATCCAGTGCTTTCTTGACTTCCATAAAAGGCAACCCGGCTTCGATTATCAAAGCTTCCTTGTCATTCTCCAGCATGTAGCAATTACCGGATGAACCAGAACCTAAAACTTTAAGTCTCATTAAAGAACTCACTCCTCACATCAATAATCTGTCTCGTCTGTCCCAACAATGTCCTATTGTGCTTTGCTCTCTGCTCATTGTCACAGATAAATTGCTTGCAAATTTCTGGTCGAACCGGATAGATTCTGCATTTCTCGCAACTCTTATCCGTATCAAGAAAAGGGCATGTCATATCATACGTTCTATTCGCAGTGGGAAGAAGATGTTTGCACTCTTTGATATGATTCTTACGAATATATCTGCGAATGGTATCTACTTCTTTTCTGCTCATTGGTAAAAGGTTGGAACAGCAGTTACCGCATTGGCTACATTTTCCATCTTTGCAAAAGTTGTAAATGTTATCTTCCATTCCTTTCTGTACGGATTCTAAAAATGATATAACTTCCATATGCTACTCCAATCCTTCATCCGCCGGAAACTCAAATACTCCACTCAAACCCATAGTAAGTTTTTCGTCAATTCCATCTGGCGGTGTCTGCCCCATCTTTACAAGATTATGGCACATATAAGCTATTCTTAATTCTTCCATGGCTTCTTTTGCTTTTTCTTCCGTGGAATATTTAGCAATTTCAACGTCCTCAGTAAGATGTTCCATTAAGTAAATGCTTTTATCATGTCTTGTAATTATTACCTGTTCATACGGCATATCAATCGTGCCGTCCTGGCTAATTACTCTCATATTTTTTCCTGCCTTTCTTCTTTGTTTTCCCCATGCCTTTAATAATTCTGGAAACCGTTCCCTGCGAAATTCCAAGTGCTTCGGATATTTCTCGTTGCTTTTTCCCTTCCACAAAAAACATAATAAAAATACGTTGTTCTCTCGGACTCAATTCCTCAAAAATCTGTTGAGCAAGCATGGAATTAACTGTATTTTCTTCATAATCCTTACGATCTGCTATCATTTCAGCATAAGAAACGCTTTCGCCATTTCCTATATCCACATTATCATCTAATGAAAATGCTGCATTTACTGATTTTTTACTTTTACGGAATTCCATAAGCAGTTCATTTCTCACAATTGGAAAAGCATATGTAGAAAAACATCCTTTTGAAGCATCAAAGGTGTCAATAGCCTTTAGAAGTCCAATGGAACCAATCTGAAACATATCTTCATCAAACGCTGGAATGCCTAAACGTCGCATAACAAAAAAGACAATTCCGTAATTTGTAAGGAACATTTGCTCTTTGGCATACTTCGAACGGCAAGTAATCCATAGGTGCAATGCATCCTGCTTACTCAATTCAGATTTTGGAAAGTTCATTCTATCATCCTACTTCATGAAGTCCGGCAAATCATTGTCATTATCAACAACTTCCGTCTCTACCTTTTCCGGTTTATCTGCCATCTTGGGCTCTTCCACAGTTTCGGCAACTTCCAGATCAACAGGAAAATCCTCTGTGTTTGCGTTTTCAGATATTTCATGCTTAACCTGTTCCTGTAAATCTTCCATCGGATATTCCTTGAAATCGTTGTCCTGCATTTCTTCTTTTGTATAAAGCCCCATCGTCAATTCCGGGCAATTCAGACTTGAGAAGAAAGATGCCGCTCTGTAACGAAGCATTAACTGTGGCATGGTTTTCCACTTACTACCGTTCTTACCAAGCCATCCCTCGGCTTTAGCCATTTCCATGTCCACGTTCATACCCTCAACTCTACGACCATTTTTCGTAGTCCAAGCAAGACACGAATAAGGCTTGCCATCCTTATCTTTGGTTTCCTCGAACTGTAATTCCATGTCGAATTTACCGGAATTATTGATTGCCGCAATCAGAAACTTTGAACTCCAAGACGGTCTACCCTGGATCACATACAGATTCTGCATAACCATCAGTGGGCTTACTCGCAGTCTCTGCGCCTGCTCAATAGCAATCAGACAGTTTGCATCGTTCTTCTGGAATGTTGCCGGAACGATAGTTGAACTCGCCAACGCCTTTGCCATCTGCATAGCCATAATGAAATTATCTGATGTTCCAAAAATTCCAAGGCTATAGTCTGTAACCTTGTTGTTGCTGTGTGCAACCTCTGCCTTTTCCTCTGTCTTTGCTACTGCTGTGTTCTCTGCCATAATTATTTTTCCTCGCTTTCTTTCCTTATTGCTTTTTTAAATGCTCCATTTTTAAGAAATTTCAAAACAAGATTGAGTTGCATATTCTTGAAAACCTCTATGTGCTTTGTACTGTGATACCACATTACCCATTCCTGTTTCAAAAGTTCCTCAATGCTTGTAATCTGCTCACCCTCTGCGAATTTTCGCTGACTTAAAAGGTATTCCCTGTGTTTTTGAATGTTCTCACATTTTGCGCACTCTTCGGAAGAATACCTTGAACAATGCTTTCCGTTAAGGTTTATAGACAATGCACAATATCTACATGGATTAACTCTCATCGTCACCACCGCTTTCCTGTTCTTCATATTTCTTCACAACTTCCACCTTATCAGCACCGTAGGTCTCTACCCATGCCATATCCACCGATTCATCCGTAACTTTCAGCTTTGCGCCTTTGGCATTTACAACCGTGTCACCGGCTTTTACATCGTCTGATGTAGCAAATATATATGACCGGCTCTGGTTTGGATATTTTGCTTTTATGTAATTCATTCTGATACCTCCGCAATCTCTCCATTTTCAATCGTATACCAAGTATCCGGCTTGATAATCTCCCCATCAACCTGCACCATCTTTGCGCCGTTAAGAACCCACGCACTCTGGTTATTTCTGTCATATTCCGGATTATCTTTTGAGCCAGTGTATTCCCAGTCTGCAAAAACAAGAAACGAGCCAATAACGCCCTTTGCTTTTGATTTGTAGCCCCAAGCAACAGCTAATGCATCCTTGTCTTCTGCCGAGGATGCTCCACAGTATCCGGTTGCCGAGGATGCTCCACAGGTGCCGGTTGCCGAGGATGCTCCATAGTCTCCGGTTGCCGAGGATGCTCCACAGTATCCGGTTGCCGAGGATGCTCCATAGGTGCCGGTTGCCGAGGATGCTCCCTTGTATCCGGTTGCCGAGGATGCTCCATAGTCTCCGGTTG